ACAAATATAAATAATTCAACTTTTGATCCCAACAATTTAATTTCAAATACATCATGTAAATCATCTATAAATAATGGTAAAACAAGTAAATTAGATATCGATCCAATATCTAGACCGGTACAATGGTATAAAAGTTTATATTTTTTTGGATGTATTTTATTATTACTAATTATTGTTGGATATTTTATAATAAAATCTAAAAAGTCAGAATAATTTATTTTTGACGTGATTTAACCCAATATATAAATCTTTTTTGTTTACCTTCATATAATTCTTCTTTTGTAACTGGATTACCATAAATATCTTTATCCTCATAATATACAAAAAAATCTCTTTTATAATCTGATGGTAATTTACTTGATTTATCTATTATATTTAATTTAATTGCTTTTTTATAATCATAACTACCCCATGTCAATAATTTGGCATTTTTATATATACTTTTCAATTCAGTTTCAGTTACATCTTTTACTTTCCTAAATGGTGATATTTTAGATAACCATAAAATATCAGCTCGTAAGTAATTACCTATACCAGATATAATTTTTTGATTCATTAATACATTACCGATTGGTTTGATACTATTTATTTTTTTATTAATTCGTTCTTGAAATACTTCAAACGTAGTTGACTCTTCCATAATGTCTGAACCAATTGTATTTAATTTTTTATCCAATTCTTTTTGACTTTTTATGACTTTTAATGTTCCAAATGATAATGTATCATAAAAATAAATCGAACCATGATCTGTTTTAAATTCAACATTCAAATGTTTCAATGATGTTTCTAAATAAGTATCCATTTTTTCTTTTTGTAAATATTCTAACATTTCGGGATGCTGATACTTGTGTGTCGAATTATTTAGAAAAACCCACCCACCGGAAAGTCCTAATGTACTAAAAATAAAATAATTATTTTCTAATGTAAAATACAAGAATTTACCTTTTGTTTGAACATTTAATACTTTTAGAGGCAAATGATTTTTTAATTCATGATATAGTGCAAATGGTCCATGTTTTTTATATCGACCATTCAATATATTAATTTCTATTATTTTTTTATTTTTTAATTGCTCGTTTAAAAAATCTGCATATGTTCGTACTTCATTTATCTCTGGCATAATATAATACTAAAAAAATAAAATGTAAAATTTAATCTTGTTTTACTTGATGTGTTTTGATATGTGTAGTCATATTAAATGGTGTTACTGATACATGAACACAATACGGACATCTATAAATTTTTTCTTTATCTTTGTTCTCTGGATCATTATGTGTTTTCTTATGTTGAACATTATTGTAAGTATCGTCATTTCGAGTACGTTTCATTTGTAATATATATTTTACTATTAATATATAATATAATTGTAATTCAATTTTATATAATAAAAGAATTAATATAATATTACTGTTTCATCAATAAAATTTAAAAAATCAAACGTCTTCCAATATTCTTTTAACGTACTTAATTCATATTGCTCTTTAAATATTAATTTATTATTTTTAGCATTATATATTGATAAAGTTGACGGTATTTCAGGAATAAGTTCTATTAAATTATTACTACAATCAAACTCATACAAAGATGTATTTTTTAAATTAGGAAAGAATCTTATCAAATTATTATTACATCGAAATATAGAAAATGTTGTTGGAAAATTTGGGAAAGATTTAAATTTATTGAAACTACAATCAAATTGAATTAATAAAGTCGGAAATTTATTAATTTTATTAATATTATTATTATTAATAATAAGATTTTTTATACTATTGGGTAAGTTTGGTAAACATTTTAGATTATTGTTACCAATCTTCAATGTTTGTAAACTACTCAAATTTGATAAATCATCAATTAAAGTTATTTTATTATTACTACAATTCAATTCAATTAATTTAGGTGGCAACTTATTCGAAATATATTGAATATTATTATTACTCATATTCAAATGAGTAACATTTTCAGGAATATCAGGCATTTCTGTTAATTCTTTATTTGAAATATCATAATATACATTTGAATGAGTAATTTCTTGTATTTTTTCTTGAATTTGATCATGTATTGTTTTTCTTCTTTTAGGCGGTTCAAAATGTGACCCAATGATTGAAAGAACATCATCATTTAATCCACGTTTTCTCAATAATTTCGTATTATTCAAATTTTTAATCTGATCTTTTAATTCAATATAATGTTTCTTAATATCTTCTACTGTACCATCAAATGGAGCAGTTAATGAATTACCCAAAGTATGATTTTCATCTTCATAATCTAAAATATTTAGAGGAAATTCCATACCATCTACTCTTAGAATATAATCAGTAAACCACGAGTTTAATGTACTAGGAACTTCAGGAATATACGATAAATTATTATAATTAATACATACTTGACTAATAGATGTATGTTTTAGTACACCTAATTGATTTAATTTATTAAGCGGTACAATTAAACGTGTAAGAGATTTAGGCAAAATTGGTAAAAATGTATTTGTTGTATACGTCATACATAATGTTTTTAATTTTGTATCACATATTTTTGGCAATTTTAAGTTTGTGTACACACTCGGAGTACCACCGCAATTTAATTTAATAATAGTTGCAGGCAAATTTGGAATACTAGTTAAATTTGGACACATATGACATTTTAATTTTACTAGTTTTGTATTTTCCAAATTATTTAAACTGTTTATTGGCGTATTATTACAATATAATCTTTCTAATTTTGAATCACCATTTTTAATAGTTATCGATTGAATATTTGTATTATTAATATACAAACATACAAGTGATAATGGGATAGTTGGAATTTCTGTAATCCTAGAATAATCAAATTCAATAAATTCAATATTATTTGGCAGGTCATCTTTAAATTTAGTAAATTCAGTATTTGTTGCTCTAAATTCTATTAAATTTGGTGGCAACTTGCATAAATTTCTAGTTGGATTTAGAGAGATATCTAATTTTGTTAATTTTACATATTTTGTTACATCTACTTCTACTATTAAATTATGACATACAGTTATTGTCTCAATACCTAATGGTAAATTTGGTATACTTGACATATTATTACTTGATGTGTCAATAAATGTGAGTGTAGTTAGATAAGACAAATCAGGTACACTATTTAAATTATTATTACACAATATTAATTTATTAATAAAGCTTAAAGGCCGATATTTTGGAATTTTTTGTAATACTAGTTTTGAATTTTCTTCATTTAGTGGACGTAAGACACCATCTAAGTTCACTTCATGAAAATTCATTTTCTGTGTATGAAAATATATATCATATAATATACAGTATTATTTTCAATTTTTTAGTAATATATTATATGGATAAAAGAAATGTTGTTATTCATTTTATAAGACATGCTGAATCTACTGCGAATAAAGCAGGAAAAACAAATCCAGATGAATATATGTCAGAAAAATGGTTCGATGCAGTATTAACACCAAATGGTATTAATCAAGCAAAAGAATTACAAAATATTTCAATTAAACCTGATTTAGTATATACTTCACCTTTTCGTAGAACATTTATGACATTATATTATTCTCTTGCATTATATAATTTAAATAATTTACCTATAATTATAGATAATAGAATAGGTGAAATTCAAAATGGACATCCATGTAATTATAATAATTATTATAATAAAATACCTATAGATAATAGACCAATTGAAACTGAAGAAGATTTAATAAATCGCGGTAAATTATGGTTTCGTGATATGATTAAACATGTTAAAAAAAATTCAACTATTCAAAATGTTTTTGTATATACACATGGTATGTTTATATATACTTTTTTAAATGATTTATCATCAACAATCGATAATAACTGTACAGGTTTTCCAAAAAATACACAAATATGTAGTATAAATATAAGTAAATTTATATAAAAATATATGGTATAACATATATTTTTATTCAAATCTTTTTTCGATTGAATTACTGTATATTACTAATTTTATTTCATCTCTTTTTGCTATAGGATCACTTGGATTTTCTTTTCCTATAATGTAATCATTTGTAAATTCTAATTTATTTGCTTTTGTATCCTCTGGAAATGGTAAATTATACATTTCTTTACATTTAATGTTCGTGTTTTTAATAACATTATTTAATATATTATCTATTTTTTGTTCATTCCATTTCGATTTAATATATATTCTTCCTGTATTTCCACGTAAATTTGTAATTGATATATTTTTATATTCAGGTCGATTATCATTAAAATGTAATAATTTTACACATTCTACTAAATAATTGGCACCACTCGTACATATAGTTGCACGTTCTTTTGGTGATAATTTATTAACGTCTTCTGATCCAAATGGTGATAAACGTACAATATTATCATTTTTATCATCATTAAAAGTTTCTTTTTTTTGTTTTTGAATTATTATTTCAAGTTGTTTAATTTGATTTTTTAATCGATCTACTTGATTACATTTTGTTTTACATATATTTTGATGTCTGTCAAGAGAAAATTTTGAAGTATAATTCTTTAAACAATAATTACATTCATGTTTTGTAGATTCTGTATCAGACTTTATATTTACACATACAATATTTTTATGTATTTTTAATGCATATTTCGATGAATATTTTTTATTACAGATATTACATATTAAATTATCACTTGTAATATCTGTACAATTTATAGAATGTCTATTTAAATTATATTTATTAGAAAATGATTTATTACATTTAAGACAATTAGTATTTTCTTGACTCATACAATAATATATTATTATATTTTTAAATATAATAATACTTCTAAATATTTACGATGACTTAATATTTTAATATTTATAATATTATTATTGATTTTTCATGATGTTTTTATTATAAAAAAGTTTAAGTTTTTATCACTGTATTCAATATATAAAAGTTTTTATCAAAAAATTATCGAAAATGTTCTCCAAAATGTGCAACTTTTCGCGAATTTCGGATAGATTGTAACATTTTTACAGCTAAATTATGTTATTGAATTACAATAGTAAAAAAATTACAAAAAATCGTACAATCTATCCGAAATTCGCGAAAAGTTGCACATAAAAATGTGAAAATTCGCGAGAATTTGCACATTGTTTCGCGAATTTTCGGATAGATTGTCCACGATCTAAATTCATAAAAAAAGTCTAAAATTTGCATCTATCATTTTTTTATCATTTCTCCAAAATTTTGCTATGGTAAAAATCAGATATATATACTATATATCATTATTTTCTAATCACACGCGGAAAAAAAGAAAATTCGCGAAATGTGAAAAGTAAATGATAGAGAGAGAGAGACAGAGAGGCCGAAAAATTTTTTGAAAAACAAAAACAAAAAACAGAAATAGTTTTTTTCTAAACGGGCAAAAAGGGGAAGAAAATATTTGCATTTTTGGGTAAATTTTCGACTTTCTATTTTTTTAATGTATTTTAGATTGTAAATGTTTTTGAGTAAAAAACATCAATCTATCAAAAAATTCGCGAAAATTTGCACATTTTATGTGAAAATCCAACCAAATTTCACATTGTTTCGCGAATTTTTTGATAGATTGATTTTGATCAGAAACACGAAAAAATACCTAAAATTTGCATCTATCATTTTTTTATCATTTCTCCAAAATTTTCTGATCGTATTTTTCATACTTTTTGTAGTACGTTTATCATAAAATGATTAGAAAATAAAATAAAATAAAATTCGCGAAATGTGAAAAAAATGATAGAGAGAGAGAGATTTTTAGCCCAAAAATTTTTAAATTCCTGATGGATCCTGACCACGTATAAAATTCTTAAAGTACGTAATTATTGTAGAATAATCACAAAGTAATAAATTTATGTATTTTTATTAAAAAAGTATTGTTTATTAATAATATTTGAAAATTATTAATAAATGATAGTATTTTATAATTTTTCATATATACATGTTCATGATTTTACAATGATCAAAAATATGTCAAAAATATCGATGTTCTAGTATATTTGAAATATTTGGCAATTTATAGTTTATTTAATTTATATAATAAACTATATGGATTTTCAACTGATGGATTATAATTTTTTATACTATTGTGTATTTTATGTGTTAAATATACATGCATTCTCATATATGCATCTTCGTCTATTTTAATTAGTTTTGTATTATCTTTCTTTAATATATCACATGTATCAACGTATGTTGTTTTTTCAGTTATTAACGATCCAATCCGTGGATATAAAGTAAATAATGGTGAATCTATAAATGATTCACTAAAATCATATGCTTCTTTTAATGTTGGAAATTCTATAAGATAGTGACCACCTTCAATAGTAATATAACATGTTGCAGGTTGACAATCAATACCTATCGGATTGATTGTATCTATCTGAGAAGAACATATATTTCCCATATTTGTTATTATATGTATATTATCATTTTATATAAATTAAATTTAATAAAGGTTAAAATACTTTGGTAATAATAGTGGTGGTTTATTCGTATAATCTAATAATGCATTTTTTTCATCACCAACAGGTGATAATGTTAATGCTTTTGCATGATGACAAACATTCCAATAATAATCTTTATTAGTTAATACATTGTGACCACGAGAAATATATATTTCAAATCGACCATTCTGATTTGGATAAGGTATACTAATAATTGGTATTGATGAAGAACACATATTTTTATATGTTTCATAAAATGATGTTACAAATACATTCCTAAAATATAAATATACATATTTATATGCAAATGCATACGCATCAAGATAATTATTAAAATGGCAAATTGTAGTAGCTGATATATTTCCTTTATAAATGATAACTGTGAATTTTTTCATTATAGAATATACGAATAATATATATTATATAATAAATGTAATTTTCAATTTTTATATTATGAATACTATATAACATATATATTATATAATATATATATGTTATTAAAAGATTTGGAAGAAAAATTATATAAATTACAAGAGCATTATGCGGCAATTAAGATTCAACAATGGTGGTTATCATTACCTACATGTAGTAAATGTAATTCTAAAATTAATATATTGTATTTAGATTTATGTGATATTTGTTTTTATGATAAATATATTTTTAATTAGTAACCATATTATATTTTTGTTGATATTTCATCAATTTATTATGATAATTTATACTACCACCTTCCATTTTTTTACATTGTGAACGATCTTTCATATGTTCATAACCTTCTTTATTCATTGGAAATATAGATAAAAACATACGTGGTTTATCCATCTTAGGTTCCGAATGTATTTGACTGTAATATTTACCACCTGCATAAAATATTATTCCTTCGTCATTCTTTAATTGTATTGTTGGAATATCTTTTAATTTTTCATCAAAAATTGGTCGATACTCATTTATTATTTTAGATTTCTCATCGTTTGATTTACCTTTTGCTAATTTCCATAATTCTTTATCCGTTTCATGAAATATTTTCTTACTATTATCAGTTGATTGTTTTAATAATGTACCTGCACCAAATAATGCCGTTATAAATTTTGATAATTCATTATTTGTTGGATAATACATACCATCTGTATGCCATCGAGTTGTATCAAAAAAATTATTATAATAACTTGCTCTTAAAGATATCCATACATATTTTTCATTATAACCTTTTACTACTTTTGATACTAATTTATTAATAATTTTTGTTATATTTACAATTTCTTTATTTGTGTTATTTGTAACTTTTTTTAAAAATTCATTGATATCTGGTAATTTATTTGTATATTTTCCACAGTATTTATAATCATCTTCTATATCTTTTTTTATTTTGATATTATTTAACAGTCTTTGTTCTTGATCATCGTAATTAATTTTAAATATTTTACTTGAACTTTTTTCTGATTCAATTTGATTATTATGTTCATTAAGATATATAGATATATTAGTGGCTGTCAATTTATCCATAATATAAAAATTGAAAATATAATTATATATTATATATTAGAAATTAACTAAGTCTTTCCAAATGGTATCAAGCTTTTTTACAGATTTTGATTATAAGATATTGGATATTATCTTATCTTTTATAAATGAGTTTGAATTAATTCGACGTCTATCTTTGAAATATGAATTTTTTGTTACAAGAGAAAATATATCAATGGAAGAAGAGTCTGATAAATATATTCAAGTTAAAAACTTGGAAGTTGATCAAACATTTGAAATTGAATCTATTCCTTATGGTAAGTTGGTTAATAATAAATTTACATGGCATGTAGATTGGGTTAGAGTTGGTGTTAAATATCGTATTGATGAAATATGTAATTTACATAATTTATCGAATGAAGTAAGAAATACATTCTATAAATTTATTAGTTCAAATTCCATTAGTTTTGAAAATAATTATAGTAATGTAATTCCAATATTTTTAACATTGATATCAGAACCATCTAAATATAATCTTATTACATTTGAACCAGAAAACAACATACCAAATCATAATTGGAATGTATATCATATTATGCATGTACCATTAACTGTGCCTGAAAATGTATCTACAAAAATTAATAGTATTTTTGATCAGTTACATAGTTTTTAATTTTTTTAAACAAATTTGTCACAAAAACGTTCTTTGAATCCACCTTTACTTATTTTACATAAAAATTGAAAAATTATAAGTTTAATATGTTCATTATATTTGTTGACTACGAAAAATGATTTCAAAACAGAATCTTGAGACTATGATTATTGAAACTCAGTGTGATGTTAATTCCCAAAAAAAATATTTAGAAAAAAACTACGATACTGTTGAAGAAGATGAAGATGGTAATTTTAACAGATATACTGATCATGGACTTTTTCTACATCAACTTAGTTATGATGAGGTTAATAAGTTCAGGTTGGAGTGTGATCATTATAAGACATTATGTGATCATTTAAATTATTTATATGAGTTGTTAGAACATCGAAAGAAAATGCTGCATGTGTTGACTAAAGCAAAAACATATGTAGAAGTAAAGTTACTTCAAAAGAGTGATATACTTAATGTACTTAATGACGATGTTAAGATTGTTATTGCTGGGTACTTGACGGGTATTTCCAACAAACCAATTGAAAAACAGTTGAGATTATTTTAGTAATTTTTTATATAGAATAATAATTTAACGTACTTGCAAACGCTAACCATAATGATAATGGAACTAATAAATATGATGATAGGTTGTCAAATTTATGCAAAATTAAATATATTGTAAATATTTCTGTAAGTATAATTTCAGCTAAAGCAAGTTTTATTGAATAATAATATACAACACACCAACCTGCTATAAGTAATGTTAAAATAAAATATAAATTCGAAAGTTCAGGTCTTAAAGTCCATGAATAACCCATTAATAATAATAATATTGGCCATGCAATTGCAAATACATATGGTGGTGGTCTAAAAGAAACTTGTGCACCTGCATTTTTTCCTACAGGATAAACAAGAGAAACGATGTAAACTGCAATTATTGGAAAAAAAAAGTAAAAATATTTTTGATTATCCATTATATATATTTACATTTGGTAAAAATTAATAGTAACAAATTATTTTAGTAAATTAATCGGAATCTAATTCATCTCCATCAATATCAGTTTTAGCATAACACTCGTTAGTATAATGTCCTGAACGCCCACATCTATAACAACTATTTTTTTTTGCAATCGTATTTTTAGTTTTATTTATATTTTTATTTTTACAATAAATATTTTCATGAAATATTGCACCTTTTTGTGTTTCAAATTCTTTATCGCAATATCTACAATTAAATATTTCTTCATTAGAACATTCATTCGCATAATGACCAGTTTCACCACATTGAAAACATGTAACAACTGATTTTTTATTTTTACATAATTTTTCATGTTTTACACATTCTAATTTATTTTCATATTCTTTATTACAATTATCACATTCCCATACTTGAATAAATTCTTCATCAATATCATTACCATTAACATCTTTTGTTGCTTTACAATTTTTAACAAAATGTCCTTTTCTACCACATTGAGTACAACAATCATTTGCTCCCCATATTGATTTTTTTATAGTATATCTTTGAAGTCCATCTAATGCTTCAGTAACATATATTCCACCTCTTACATTATCTATACCATATTTACCCATATATTCGATAGTATATTTATCTTCATCAAATGGACTAGCATTTGGAATTATTTTTTCAACTGATAATGGTTTATATTTTTTTGTCCATGAAGATGCAGAACCATTCATATGAGCTTCTTTTCGTTTTTCTAAATTATCTGTTTTACCAACATAGTATTTATTATTTTCTAATTTTAAAATATAAATATTTGTAGTCATTTTTGATTTGTTATTTCATTATTATTATAATATATATTTATCAATTTATATTATAAATAAAATTTTTATTCATCTTTTTCTCTCATTACCACAATGTACACATCCATATCCAAATAAATGATTTCGTGGTGATTGATTAAAAAATATACTATGCTTAATACATTTAATTTTAACATGAATATGTACATTCTTATAATCTACTTCAGTATAATCATATTTTGAACCATGAATTTTCTTAGCTTTTTCAACAAATTCTTCTTTTGTGGATTTATTTTTATTTGCCATAGAATGAATACCACATGATTTACAACCATTGCCATTTAAATGATTTGCTAATATTTGCTCAAATAATCCATGTTTTGGACAATTTATTGTAATTTTATTTCTCTGAGTATTTATTTCAGTTAATTCATAGTCATAATAATCTCCATGAATTAATTCAATTTTTTCTAAAAATTGTTCTTTTGTCATTTTTGGTTTGGTACATTCTTTACATCCTGATTTACACGATATATGATTGTTCGGCTGTTGTAAAAACTCACCATGAATTTTACATATAATTATAACATCTTCTGTATTTTTAATATAATTAACTTTACTATAATCATATGTTTCACCATGTACTTTTTTTGCATCTTCAATAAATTTTTCGGTGGTATTCTTATTTGAATTTTTACCACATTCTGCACATCCTCTTGGCTGTGTATTACTTATATGACTACCTGGTTGTTGTTCAAACTCTCCATGTTTAGAACATATTATAATTACTTTTGTTTTTGCATTTTTATAATTTACTTTACTGTAATCGTATTTATTACCGTGTAGTACTTTTGCTTTTTCTATGAAAATTTCTGTATTTAAAACCATTTTATTTCTTTTAATTAAGATATATGTATCTTTTTAAATAAATATTTTCAATTTTGCATCGAACTACAATGTACGGCGGATCCGTTAGTATATTAAAATACTTTTAATACATAATATATTATTATATATCTAAAATAAGTCGCAGAACATTGTAGTTAGAAACATTATGACAAATCTATTCTTTTTTGAACATGATGTTTTATATTATTTGTTGTATGATCTCCTATTGATAAATCACATAACCAATTACGTTCATATTTATTAACTAATGGGACTTTATCATCATGTAAAATTATTTTATCTTCTGGAATTTCACCTTTATGTGCTAACCATACTAATTGATGCATATAATATTTTTTGTGTTTATTATTACCAAGATTAATATCAATCTGTGAATATTTTGAATTACGACATAAATAAGGTTTTAATAACTCGTTATTTAATTTAATTTCTCCTTTTTTTGATACCATATATTTTTTTGTAAATTCATTTATATTTAATTCTTTCCAAAAATCTATGTCATTTTGTGGAGTAGTGATTACATTATCTTCTATTTTATTAATATGTTTATATGAATGACTATATGCAAAACCGCCAGTTTTTAGTGCTTTATCAATATGACCATGTACAGTACTCTCATTTGCATTACTATTAATATGTTTGATTATAAATTGTACTAACTCTTTTTTCATTTTAAATTTACCAACTGATTGATTTTGTAGATTAAACACTTCAAATTTATCTTCCGTTTTTTTACTATTTGCAATTGCCGTACTTTTTACTTGACCTTTTTTCGAATTCTCACTAATACTCATCCATTGCAAATTGACAATATTATGATTTAATGGATTATCATCTGTATGATCAACTGATTCATTAATTGTAATATCAGGAAATACTGAATTTAATAATAAATGAGATAATAATATTCCATAACTTTTTTTGTCGTAAACAATATTAATAGATGGATCATAATCATTATTTGATTTTGTACATAATATTTTATTTGTATTTATATTTTTAATCGTACACGATTCAATACTGTTATTAAGTGGCATTATTTGATAACTAGTAAATTTTTTATCTTTACTAATACAATCATACCATTTGTTATAATGAAATTTACCATATTTAGGATGTGTCATTTCTATTAATTCATTGGTGCATTCTTTTTTGATAATTTTGAAAGGTTCAAATAATAAATCTTCAAATCTATTTTTATATAATTTATTTTCATCTATCATGTCATCTGTAAAATTTTTAAATATTACTCTACCGTTTTGTAATTGATCTAAAGTTAAATCTGAATGTGCATAAAATACTAATTGATGTATATAATAATTTTTATTATCATAACCAAATGTTTTGTAATAACCTTTTGCTCCTTTATTACTCTTACTACCTTCTTTGATTTTATCGTTAATTTTTATTTTACCGCATTTAGATGCAAAAAATATATTATTATTTACTAATTCGGGTGGTACTTGTTTAAAATTCATTTTGTTTTTACTATTTTTATTTATATTTTAATAAATTATTATTTCAATTTTTGTTCAAAAAAAATTAAAATAAAATAATTTTAATTTTTTGATAGATAAATAAATATAATATTTGTGATATTTAGTTGGAATCTATTAGTACCCTTCCTTTCGGAATATTTCTCATAGTATTTTTTATAAATACTAATCGGGTATAGACTATACCTTAGATTTATCATTGAAATTTGGCTAAAATTTCTAAAACCCATTGTCATCTAGTCGTTGAACCTTATCCATAGTCTACCATTATCTCTTAATATTCGACGTTAGGATCTTGGCTGCGGATTGCCCACCGTGATGTATGCCATCACTTCCAATATATTTTTACTTTAGAGATTAATAATCTCAAGTCCAAGTTTTTTGTCTTGGCCAGATAATCTTTTCAGACTTATCCTTAGTAATATTGGTTTAAGGGGTTTCCCGAACAATTTGGCAATGTTGCATCATTAATTCTACATATAATTTTTTGTGAATTAACAACACTAGTATCTGAGTATATATCGATCCTATCTATATATTTCTATAGATAGGATCGATATTTGTGACTCTAAAAGCTTTATCTGGTAGTATAGCACAAATGCTACCAGCATGATACTTTTCTGCTCTATTGATTTTATCATCAAAGCAAGGCCGGCCATGCCCGACATTACACGTAATACGTTGTAGTTAAACGCATAGATATTTAATTCCGAATCAGTCGATAAGTAATCGGCTTTGAATGCACTGGATGTTTCACCGGCACGGCCTAATGTTAAGGCTAATGTGGCGTTATCAATGCGGGAGAAGTTGCAAGTGCCCGAAGGTTGGTGTTCTTCGGGTGTGAGGGCGAACGAGTATACGTTGACGCCATCATTGGGGGTGTTGGAGAAGCATTGGTAAGGTTGTACGTAGTTGAAGTAGTCGCCATCACGAACGTTGAAGCGATCGTGGCCGTTGAGTTGTAATAAGCCAGTCGATACGGGGTTTTCAGTTCTGTCGAGTTGGAGACCGTAGTTGTCGTATTGGAATACGCGGATGTCGTATACAGCCGAGCCACGGTTGCCGGCACCACTGTTACGAGTACCACCAGCGTTGGTTTCGATTTGGTCAGCAGTGAGCGAGGCAACGTTTAAGGGGAGTAAGTCACCGGTAATGGTTAAATTGTCTTCAGCTAATACCGAGGGGTCAACGCAGATGGCTTGGGCATTCTCGAAGTAGGCTTGGTATTCCGAGGACATGCTGCCAACGTGGTCGATGAAGTCACCGTTTAATTGGAGGTTGCCAGATACAATCGAAGCCCAGGCTAAGATGAAACGTTTGGTGGCTTGTAAGCGGATTACGTTAGGGTCTACGGCATCGTAACCTAAGAAGCGGTTGCCCGATGTGTATCGGCCTAAGCGAACAACCCAGGCAAGGAATTTGCAAGGGTGGTTGAACGATAAGCGGGTGCGAGTAGATACACCGCTGACCGATTCCGACGAAGGGAATTGTACTTGTTCGATTAAGTATTCGTGGGTGGCTTGGGCGAAACGTTTGCGTTCTTCTTGGTCGAGGTAGATGTAGTCTACCCAGAGAGAGGCCGAGAAGGTGGGTTGGATGTCCCAGGATAAGGCGTTGCCGCTGCCATATTCGTTAACAACTAATTCGTTTAAGGGGTTGAATTCGAATGTTACACGTACTTCGTGGTATTGTAAGGCGATTAAGGGTAAGCCTAAGCCATCGTGGCGGCAGTGGAAGAATTGGAGGGGTACGTTTAAGGAATATTCATCGTGCGATGTGGCGAGCGATGTGTTTTCGGGTACGTTACCTACCATGCGGCTGTAGCCACGTTCTTGGCCTACTTTGTGGGTTAATTCGTACCAGATGTTCATCCAGTCGCCGTATTGTTTGTCAATTTGAGTGCCACCGATTTCGAGGTAGACGTTGTTGATTAAGGCGTGGCCAATATTGGAGACCCACGCCCATTTGGAGCCGGATTCACCAGCACCTAATACGCCGCGGAGGTACATTTTGGTGACAACGTCGGCATTGCGTGTTAATTGAACAGTTACGCGGTTGCCGAAGTTGGGGGAGCCAGTGAAAGTTTGTTCAATTGCTTCACTAGCGAAGTTTGTGTGTCGTCTGTATACGCACTGTATAACTTTAATATTAATTAAAATTATACTATCCCCAAGGTTTCCCAAGGGGGTGGACTATATCTTAAGCTGTCATTGAAATTTAGTTAGAATTTCTCGAGCCCACCAGCATTTAGTCTCTGAACTGCATCCATAGATCTTACTATAACGATCTTTAGGACTTGGCTGCGGATTGGCAATTTCGTTAATTTAATATTTATATAATTAACTCATCCATGTCTCTTTTACCATACCCTAGTTTCCTATTCTAGGCCATTAGAAAATTTCTTTTCTAACTTGGTGTACATGGCTTTACGCTGTTCCCGTCAATTTGGTGGTGTTGCAAATAAATTATATATTAATTATTATTTTTAATTTATTTACTAGCAACTACTTTTAAATAGTTACTTTTTAAGGCCGTCAGTTACAGACTTTGACCTTGAAAACGCTACTACCCCATGGTTTCCCATGGGGGCTAGACTATATCTTAAGCCTAAAAAAATTTAGACCCACTGACATTTAGTCGTTGAACTGCATCCATTTTATAAAGAATTTAAGTAATCTAGATGATTACTTGCTAATATATATTTTTCTTCTATTGTTAATAATTTACTTGTAAAATATTTTTTATTTCCTTTGGGATGATTTAATACTGCATATCCTTCTGCTTGATATACACTTGGTCTTGCATTAAGATGTACTATATACATTGGTAAATCATCCTTTTTATGTGATAGACTTAATTTTAATTTATGATCATGTGTTAATTCTTTACCAAAAAAATGATGATTTGCTCCTTTTTTTGCTTCACTAATTTTACTTTTAGTTTCATCTGTTCTTGGTTTATTATAATTATAATTTTTTGCACCTAATTTAGATTGTCGCATTCTTTCTCGACTTTCTTTACAATGTGTTTTACCAGAATTTCCACCTGATTGAATATTATAACCATTTGGACATAATGAATTATATTCGATTATATATTTTTTTTCTTGTTCATCTAATTCATCATTTGATCCTTTATATAATTGTGTGATTGTAAAATTTTCAGGTTTATATTTTAATATTGCATTGTATAATGCAACACATCCATTAGGTTTGCAATGTTCAGACCATCTTTTTTTTAATGTTCGTATTGTTTGACCAATATAACATTTATTGTCTATATTATTTTTTATTAAGTAAATTATTCCCATTTTATTATAATATATTAATAATTCTTTATACTTTAGGACTTGGCTGCTGATAACCCATTTATAAACTGCTATAAACAGTTTAACATCACTTGTATTTTTACCATACCTAAGTTTCTACTCTTAGCCATTATGTGTATTTCTACCATAACTTGGTAACAAGTGTTTTAGGGAACTTCCCAGCAATTTGACAGTGTCGCAAATAAATTATATATAAAATAATTCTTTTTAATTTATTCACTAGCAACTGTAACAACAAAAACGGTGGAATTTTTGTTGATGGAATACTAAACGGTTTATCCTTGAAATATCCACATATTCAAAGGCGTGTTGCTTTTCAACCCTTTATTCAAAGGTGATTTGGGGATTACCAGTACGGTTAATCTCTATACTTTCATATAGAGCCGGACTATATCTTAAGCCTTCATTGAGAATTGCTAGTTCTCTCAGACCCACTTACATTTAGTCTCTGGACTGCATCCATAGATCTTGCATAACGATCCGTAGGACTTGGCTCAGTGCTAACCCAATCCTTTTGCTTGTTACCTCAGAAATTATTTCTAATTTCTAGTCCTAGTTTGCTATTCTAGGCCATCAAAATATTTCTATATTGACTTGGTACAAAAGGCTCTAAAGGGATTCGCCTGAATTTGAAAGTGTCGCATCATTAATCTTATATGTAAATTGTAGATTAATAATACTAGCGGTTGTGAATATAAATTGAGGTGGCATTCAACTTATAATGTATATCACTAACTGAATTATCTAAAAAACCTATACATATGTTTTTTAGCAGACCGCTTTTCTACCCAACTAGTTTAGGTAAACATCTTGAGCTCCATAAGCTACGAGTTGAACGAGACCACCACCACCCATTTTAGTATATACCTATATTTCAGAAAATATTTTTAAAAATTTAAACGTCAAGAATTAAATAAAATTAATTAAATTTAATTCACAACTAAATGTTTTTTTACACTATCTATTTTTTATATTTTATAATACACACTACTATGCAATTTAAAAATAACAATTTGTCATCATATTAATGACATTCTATATTTTAGAATAATTAATTTTGATATTAAACGTGAATTATTAATAATTCTTACTTAAATATTTTTTCTGTAATAAAATATGTCAACATTTAAGGAAAAAACAACAAAATATTCTTCTTTTGTAAATAATAAAAATAGAAAAAAACAAGCGAATATTCAAGATACAGTTGACATATGTCATCACAAAATGATGGACACATTTAATAAAAATCATCAATATACCGATAAATGGAAATTAAAAATCGAAAAATACAATTCTGAATTAGAAAAATTAAAAACGTTGCCTCCATCGGCTGATATAGATTCTCAAAGAAAATTATATGAAGATAAAATGATAATGTTACAAAAAAACATTAATGAAATAGAAAGTAATCATAATGAATTAGATTATTTTTATAATACAATGGATATATTAGTTAATTATTATAATGAAGAACCAGATAATCAAACAAATAAAATTCTTAATAAAGCATCTTTATTAAATGATTATTTAAAAATTACAAACCAAACAACAAATAAATTATCGCATCGTTCTATTTTAGAATGTCCTGAATGTCAAACAGAAATGACAGTACATCAACATGATGGATTAATTGTATGTACATCATGTGGAAGATCCAATAGTATATTATTAGATACAGATAAACCAAATTATAAAGAACCTATGCAATCTAGTAAAAATTATACTGCGTATAAACGAAAAAATCATTTAAATGAAAAAATCAGTCAAATTCAAGCAAAAGAAACAATAGATATACCGAATGAAATATATGATCAAATAAAACAAGAAATTAAAAAATTACGATTAGTCGATGATAATATAAATCATAAAGTAATGAGAGATATCCTTAAAAAATTAGGATTCAATAAATATTATGAACATATTACGCATATTATTTGTTTTATTACACGTAAATTACCAATTACAATTTCTAGAGAAGCAGAACATCGTATTGATATGATGTTTGAAGAAATACAAGAACCATTTGAATTATTTAAACCAAAAAACAGAAAAAGTTGTTTGAATTATAATTATTTAATGCACAAATTTTTTGAGTTATTGGAATTAGATGATTATCTAATTTATTTTCCATTATTAAAAAATAGAGAAAAATTACAAGAAGTTGACATGACTTGGAAAAGAATTTGCGAATACTTAAATTGGCAATTTATTCCAAGTGTATAAAAATTGAAAATTTTATTATATATTCAATCTATTAATATTTTGTAATAACACCCAAAATGGATACAGAATCTCGTGCATCCAAGCTCAAGGATTTTCATCCGAACGCACAAAAGAACACTGTACCACCTAAACCTGCAGATCCTCCAGGACATGGTTATTGGATATATTTCCAAGGGTGTCAAAATGCTAAAATCCCAAGTGGATGGCATTGGATGCCAATTATTACACAAGCAGATATTAATCTGAATGTTAATCTATCGCAGAAATAGTTTTTTTATAAAAAATGAATAATTTATTATATAGTAAGAATTTACAATATAATAAGAATAAACAACATGGATGCGTTGTCTACAATTGAATATATCAAGTCAAAAAATCAAAAATTAATTGAGCATAAAGTTAAGATCTTAGAAGAACGTGTATATTGGATGTGTGTTGATAAAATATTTGAAGCACAAGAATATGCTGATTATGAAGTAGATAAACATAATAATATATATATTACATATTCGTTAAAAAAAGATGAATCAATTATTGAAAATTCTCATGATTATATTATCTCAGAAATTCTAAGTATTTACCGAAAAAATCTTAAATTTAGATTAACTAAAAACAATTATTATGTATTATTTAAAAATGATGAAATTGTTATATTTTTATCAGAACCATCTACTATAAAATCAATAGATTCAGAATCAGATTCTGATTCTGAATCTATTGGTACATTGATTAAGTCTGATCAAAATTTGAATATATATAAAAATGAAAATGCAATTGAATTTGGTACCATTATTGATGTACACGATGATGTATAAAAATGATAAGAATATGTATTAATTTAATTATAAAAATAACAATTGAATTAAAATGTTATTTTAAGGATTAAATTACCTCTTCTATATATGGGAAAAGGTGATTTAAAATTAGAAATAAGGGGTAATGTTGATTTCTTAACAGATTTTCCTCAAATATCATTTTTTGATGCGGTGTATAAAAGATATACGAATTTTTCTACAGAAACAAATTATCTTCCAATGTCAGGTGCATTAGAATTTGGTGAGACACTTACTTGTATATTACCTAAATATGGTGATTTAATACATAAAATGTATTTTGCAGTAACATTATCAGGTGTAAGTATACCAAGAAAAACACCAATTAATGGATTATCAAAAGATATAGAAATTAGTAATTATAATTCATTTTTAACTTTTTTAAATTTATTATATCCTGTATATCGAAATATAGTAGATGAACAAACAAATATAAATTTTAATATTTCTGATATTCAAACAATTATAGAAACAGTATTAATAAATAAAGCATATACAGATATAAAAACATCACCAATTTATGATTTAATTTATGGATCACATTATGATTTTATTAATGAATATGATCAATTAACAAATAAAACAAATGCATTTGATCCAATTACAGGTAAATTAAATTTAGTTACATTCGTAAATTTTGTTAGTTTAACAGAATTATATGATAATAAATTATTTTTATTAACAAAAAAATTTAATACAGTTACAAATTATTATTTTTCATGGAAGAAAAAAATAGGTCATTTATTATTACAACAAATTGATTTAGAAATAGGTGGTCAAAAAATTGATAGACAATATACAGATTGGTTAAATATATGGCAAGAACTTACAATTGATAATAATATATTACCTACTTATAAAAAAATGATTGGTGATATTGATATATTAACAACATATGATGCAAATGCAAAACCACAATATCAATTATTAATACCATTACAATTTTTTTTCAATAGATATTTAGAATGTGCATTACCTATTATATTTTTTAGGTATCACGAAGTTAAGATATCAATACAGTTAAATAATTTATATAATATTATTAATATTGATCCAGCATTTATTAAAAGTGGTTTAGATATAGATAATTATGTAAGTATATTAGATGCTCGATTATTAACAGAATATATTTATTTAGATGAAGACGAACGTGTTAAATTTGCAACATATGCACATGAATATTTAATTGATTATGTTCAAGAATATAATACAGAAATTACAAGTCAACAACAAACAATTAATTTTGACTTTTTTAATTCAGTAAAATCAATGTACTTTACAATACAAAGTAATCAATCATTACATTATCTAAATTATAGTTATAACACAAATATAATGGTAGAAGGTAAAATAGAAAATGATATTAATATTAATGCACCTGTTTTTATTGTAAGTGATAAATTTATTGATCAATTTATAATAGATTCAAGTTTAATAGGAAAAAAAATTACATTAACTAATTCAAATTATTATAATAATACATATACAATTGTAGCAGTAACACCAGGTAATAATCAATTTCAATTTGATGGAAAATATGAAGGTAGTGATAATGCAATATTAACGTATAATTTAACAGGACCATTAGATACATTTGAATTATTATTTGAATCATATCCTCGACAGAAAAAGATAGAAGGCGAGTATTTAAATTATATTATTCCATATAAATGTCATACAGTTATACCAAATGAAGGTATATACACATATACATTTTCATTATCACCTGAAAATTATCAACCGTCAGGAGCATGTAATTATTCTGCATTACGATATAAATCAATTAATTTATCATTAAAAGATAATTTTTGGAATTATGCAAATCAATATAATCCTACTGAGATTAATAAAGCAACATTTAAAATGTATGGATTAACATATAATATATTACGATTAGCAAATGGCATGGGTGCTTTATATTTTAGTTCATAAATAATTTATAATTATAATTTAAAGTTTTTTTAATTATAATTATAAGTAGAATTAATATGGGAGGAGGTATATTACAAATTGCTGCAAATAGTGTATCTAATTCTATTTTTAATGATCAAAATTATACATTATTTAAGGTAGTTTATCGAAAATACACGCCGTTTTCAATAGAAGATTATATTTTAAATCTAACAAGTATAAGTGATTTTGGAAAAAAAATAGATGTAAGTATTCCAAAAGTGGGTGATTTATTAACCGATATGATGTTAGTAATTGATTTACCTGAAGTATCTGGTGAATATATATTTAATAATCAAACAGAATATATGAATTCATTAAAAAGTCAGTATACTTTTTCAACAATGAATGATATACAACAATATAATGAAAATATATATAAATTAACTTTAGGTAATAATTTACAAGTATATTTAGTACGTATAAGTACGTCTATTTCACAAATATCACCACCACACTATACAACAGTATATCAATTAATGTTTCCATTATTAGATACATCTATGTTTTTATTATATGGAAAAAAACAAAAATATTCGTTACAATCATTTTTAGATAAAAATTCACAATTTTTTGATAATGAATATAAATTACATACAATACAAGATTTTTTATACACACCAAATCCAAATATATCGAATATTGATTATATTAATTATTCATTTCAGGATAAAGAATTTTATTTTTTCATTAATAATTTATTAAATATTAAACAAATTGATCCAAATTATACTATAACATATTATAATGAATGGCAAGATACATATTTTTCTACAGTTAAAAAATATATTTTACGAAGACCTGAAATAACTGCCCTGAATACTTTCATTGAAAATATGAATACACAGATATCAAATTCAATACAAATTAATAATTATGTTTTTAATTATGAAAATATATTTTCTATTTCTCCTTTAGATTATCAATATAATGTAATATTACCAATTTCATATACAACTGATTATTATTTATTATTTACAAGATATGAACAATATCAAAATAATAAAAATTATTTGTTAGATTATACATCTTCATTTTTTTCTATTTTTAATAGAAATTATTTATTAATTAAAAGAGATAATTCTATTATAGGTGCATGTATCATTAACAGTATTAAAGATATTAATCCATTAAATGTTATATTACAACCATATCGTCATATATTTACGAATAAATTAATAGAAACATATGGTAATAATTTATATTTATATTATGGATTTGATACAAATCAATTAGAACCTATTAATTTTGCAAAAATTACTCATATTAAATTGAATATTAACAATTATCATGAATTTGAGATAGATAGATCTATTGATATTTCAGTTAATAGTACTATATTAATTGGTATTAATTTTCAAAATGAAACCCCTATCAATAGTTATAATAATTTATATGGTATATTTAAAATTAATAATATTTGTAGAACATTAAATGGAATTGATAATAATTCTATTTCTAATTATAATACAAGTATTACTGCAATTCCTATTGAAATCGATCAACTATATTTAACAGATACAATTTTAATGACAAGTTATAATAATAGTAATACAATTACATATTATCCTACATTTAATAAAAAGTATGAAAGTACATATACTAATTCTCAAGATGTAGTAAATAATGTTAAACAAGTAATATATACGGATGTATCAATATCAACGATTAATATAGTACCAATTAAATCAATATCGGAATCATTAATTCGAGATATAATATTTGCACCTGATTTTGTTTTAACTACATCTACAGTTATAGATATTAACAATACAATACAAACATATTTATATGATAGTTATGATGTATTATTTAATTATATGAAAAATATATATTACAAAACAATAGTAAAATCAAATAATAATTTGGATTATTTAAATAATCTTTATTTTAAAATCAACTATACGCAGAGTAATAATTTATTTAGTTTTGTAGATGGTGGTAATACAACATTTACAAATTTAGTAAATGGAACATTTCGTTATCAACAATTTTTAATAGATACTATTAATAAACATGTTGTAATAGATGGACAATATACAGGTCAATTAAATTATACAAATTTCTTAACAACACATATCATAAATCAATATAAAATACTTTCAGATATATACAATAATCAATGGAGTGCATCTTTATTAGATATTCGTAATAATTCGAGTGATATTTTTATTAAAATTTTAAATTATTTACAATATAATGATCAAAATGTAAATGGACGAAGAACAATTCTTACATTTACAACTGATCCAATTACATTTACGAAAAGTGATTTATTATCATTAACATTATATTATTATCAAAAAGAAGCAACCAAAAATACAATTGCAGATTATACATTAATATCAAATATAATACCAATAAATGTAATTACAAAAATCGATAATATAAATAATACAATTTCATTTGATTTAACAAGTTTTATTTTAGCTATAGAACAATCGTTTAATTTACAAAATATTGATTTTTCGAATAGTTATTTTACATATAGTATTGATGTAGATGAAACATCAACATTAAATATTTTAAATTTAAATACATATTTAGATAATTATTCGAATGATTTAATTCAAATTGTAAATGATAATGAAAATATTACAAATCAATTATATGGTAATAATGTATTATTGGATTATATTAATACACAGCATGAAGTAATGTTTGGTAATATGAAAAATTATGAATTATCTCGACAATATATAATTAGAAATGGTGGATCGAAATATAATGTATATCAAGAAGATATTATAGATTTACCAACGACACAAATACCATTATTAGTAAATAATACATTTATTGTAAAATATAATTCAGAAGAATATTTCCCACGATTTTTGTATAGTAAACAATTACAAATATATCAAAATATATATCAAAAAGTAAATGAATTATCTGAAAATTATTTTATAGAACCATCCTACATATATTTTGTTAATAATATTAACTATGTACGTTCTGATGGTTATAATTATACCAATGATGCTCAAGGTAGTATACCATATTTAGATCCAAATCAAATACCATTATTAATACATCCTGTAGAATATTCGTATAATTTATTAGATAAGATATCTATACATAATATTTCAATAGCACCGCCAACATTTTCGTTTATACAGTATTTGGAAGAATTAGAAGAACATATAACAGATTATTTACAATCACAATATCTAGAAACTTATTGGAATTCATATTTTATTAAAAATGGTACAAATACAACCACTACAAATGCATATTTTGCTGCATTAGCCGGTAAAGATGATGGATTATTAATATATTATATTTATAAATATACGAGTGAATTAGCTGCATATTATGGGGATATGTATAATTTGAATTTAAATTTAGACGATACATATTTTCAAACAATATATCAATTCTCGCCGAATATATTGGGTACGTTATTATTTCAAATATATTCAGCAATCATGAACACTACAACTATACCAGCTGAATTTGATATGTATAATACGTATAATCAAATTATTCAAAATCAAGTTGATTTATCGACAGTATATAATCGATACCAATTATTACCAGAATATCAAAATATTAATAATGTAGAATTTACAACGAATGTATCAAATATTATATCTGAAATTACATATATTTTCCAAGTTGTTAGTAGATTATGTACAAAATATAAAATAAATCTAATTTTAACATCTGAATTAGTTCTAAGTAATTATCCAATTATTTATAAAATACATGGATCAAATCAAATGGTAAAAATAATTTTGGCAAGTGATCAAAGTGCATCATTTAATTCAACAGTTGTCTTTCCTACAGGTTATACTGTTGATGAATATTATAAGGTATTTAATTTATCGATACATTATGATTATCTTAAATATTTGTTTTTTGCAGGATATGGTGGTATATTGAGAGATAATCAATATACGGATAAAACATTGCCAAGTTTTTATCAAAAATTAAACAATTATTTAATACCATTAACTACGAATATAGATTTTGCATTTTTTTATGCAAATCAATTAGGTATTTATTTACCAAATATGGAAGGAAATATTGTACAAAGTTATCAAGCATGGATACAAAGAGCAAATCAACCATATTTTTATTATTTTAATACATTATCATTATTTTATGATATGATGTATATTTATCAAGATGATCCAATTGATCCAAATATTTTAGGTAGTGGTCGTTCATTTATATCAGAATATTATACTAAAAATTCAACTACAACTACATATAATAATAGACCTGATATCATACAAGGTGAATTAGTATATTCTACACGTATGGCGTATGGTACTAGAGATAATAAAAATAGATTAGCAGGTGTTAGTATGAGATATAATTTATTAGATCAACGATTATATGGTATACTAAAAAATTTCAACAATATATCAGCACCTTTATTTGATTATGAAAACGATCCAATACAAATTATGAATATATTAACAAATTTGAATACAAGATTTACAGATTACCAAGAATTTTTAGTATTATTTAAAAATTCAATGAATATAACAGGTTCATATATAAATCAAACAACTAAAAAATATAGTGATATTACAACACAATTTAAAGTTAATAGTACGAATATTACAGATATTGATTTATTTACAGGATGGAATAATTATTTATTAAATTATGCAACAAATCAAAATTATATTTTTTCATCTATTATTACAGGATTATCAACAGCTATAACACAATATAATCAATTAGAATCAGATACATTAAATTTTGCATCAGTTGGTTATGAATTATATAATTTTATGAATAATTTTTATAATATACATGAAAGAAATTTTGGAGATGTATTATCTTTACGATATTTGTGTAATACAAATTATCATCATATAATTGATGAATATAATAGTATTTTAAATAATTTAACATATTTTAATGAACGAAACAATTTGCAGAGTGATATTGATTATCGAAATAATAATTATTCATTAGTTTCGTTAAATTTTTTAAATATTACTATCGATAAAGTATTTGGTTTATATCAATCTGACATATCTGTGTTTAAAGAATTATTTAAAAATGTATTGAATTATAGACAAACGAATGTGCAAAATCCTGATGCAATACAAATATCGGATGAATTATTAACTGATTACAATTCAATCAATGATGTAACATCATTGACTTTTTATGATAAATTTTTTAAATTTTCAAACAATGTAGATTATCATTTAATTCCACAAATATACCATGATTTATATAATATTCAAAATGCAAGTCATACGGTTGTATTTTATTTAAATTATTTATATTCATATTTAAGTACTAAATCAGCAAAACCAAATATTAATGACTTTGATAATCCAGATTTACCAGTTAGTTATTATTATATTAAATATTTATCATCAGGTTTAGATTATTTTTTAGCAAATTTCCATGAATTAAAATTAGATAATACTCAATTTTATCCCTATAAAAATGTTCCTAATAAAGTAAATATATATGATAGTTCAGGTACAATTATTACATCAGATAGATCAAAATCATTTATGTATATTTTCATGTTATATAAAATACAATATAGAAATTATATATATGGTACAATAGATGATGCATTTACATATAATTCGATAATAGTTGATAATAATCCAATTCGACAAATTACAGGTTTAAATATGTTTACTGATTATATTGATATTAATAAAGATGTAACAGCATTCGACACACTTATTAATAATGCTGCATTAATTGGTAATATTGATTATTTACAAAATATAACTCATCCTTTCATGACAAATAAACATATGGATAATTTATTATTTATTAAAGATTTATTAAATGACCTTACAACTGTAAATGATAATGATACTATTAATGTAATTTTACCGAATAATGAAAATTATATTGAATTTTTAAATAATAAAATTATTGTTACAAATTCATTCGATACAAATGGATTGATTTTTGGTGGATATCCATATACATTAGGTATATTATCAGACTATAATTATATAGGTGCATTACCTGCAATAATTGATAATAATGGAAATCCAATAACTACATATGTAGAAGGAAATGTAGTATTACCGCCATTAATTTATAAAATATATTATTTCTTAATTTCAGAATGTTTCATATTAAATCAAACAGAATTAATTGGATCTTCATTTCAAAATACAAATATGTCATTAGGTAATATAGTAGGTCAAGTATTAGCAGTAGATTGGAAAAAGGGATTATTAAATGTAATAGCTGAATATTTGTATTTAATATTAAAATCAAAAAAAATAATTTATCAAAATTCAATATATGAAATTAAATATTATGATTTATATTCACGATTACAATTATTTACAACCACTGATCGATTAAATGATATTGTAGATATGTATTTGAATTCATTATTAAATATTAAAATTACTACTTATACAGTACAATCATTACCAGTATCTATATATGGTGCAAGTTACGAACAATTTAAAATTCCAAATGTTTTTTCATTATCTACGATTAAAAATAATTTTAATTATTCAATATATTATCAACTAATATTTGCATTACGACAAAGTTTAATTGGAAAATATAACAATTTTGAAGAAAGAGTACAATTTCATAATACGTATGATTATTGGTTAGTAAATAATACTGTTCTTATTAGTGATTATAGTGTGATTGAATATCCTGAAAATAGTAATATAAATTATTTAGTTAAAAATGTAGATAAAACAAATGTATTAAATGCATTAGATTATTATCATAATGATCATCCAGAATCAAATTATATTAGAGCTAATATACCACCAAATGTATATACAACTATTATTAATTTTATAATTACAAGTACATATAATACAATTTTTCCAACTAATACAAATACGAATAATAATCTTGCTACTAATATAGTTTATGCGAAGAATGGATATAATGTTGTAATGACTCTTAAAAATGTATGTTTTGATATAAATCCAGATCCTAATACATCACCTTATTATAATATTACAATTAATACAGGAAATAAAACAATTTCAGGTAGTTTAATTATTTCAAATAATATGATGCCATATGTAGCATCCGACTTTAGTTTAATTTATAGTTATATGCCATTTGGTTATGAATATAATTTTACTACTGATCAAAAAGAATTGTCTTATGAACAATTATTGTATAATAAAGATATTTATATTTTACAAACAATGTTTCAGATATTTCAAAATGTTCAAAATATAGAACAATCATTAAATTTATTACAAGGTTTATTAGAATATTTAACACCACCTGAACCTACTGAATATCAATATCAATTTATGCATTTTTCTTTATTCATTGAATCATATATATATTTTAATTTTACTTCGAATATAGATCCTACTAAAAAAGTTACAACAAGTGTATCTCCATTAACAACAAGTATTGGTTCGAGTACATTGTTTAATTTTGTTTTTACTAATTGGTCAGAATACTATGGTGAATATTTTTATGTATATGTTGGCAATAATCCAATTTTAGCAAACTTTTTAGGATCAGCGAAAGTAGTATTTGCGAATGGTGTATATCAAGGTTCTGTATATCTAACATTTAATGCAACAGGTAAACAATATATATCAGTTACAAATCAATATATTGATCTTACACACCCATTTGGATCAAGTGATGTTGCAATTAATGTAGTAACTCCAATTACAGTTTCAAATATTGGCGATGGTTCATTAGATAATAATTATGCAATTATTACAATACCCAGAAGTATTAAAATTACTATTTTTGGTTGGTCAGGTACATCCGAAATTAAAAAATTATATACATTTGTATCAACACAATCAGATGGTACTTTATTACAAAATACGAGTGGTGGATTAGATGGTGATGGTCCATTTGATATTGAAAAATATCAAGATCCAAACAGTAATGTTGATAAATATAGAATTAATGCAATATTGACATTTCCTACACCTAATATTCAATATATATATATATCTGATGTACAAAGTCAAGAAGATTTTTCAACTGCAACTATATTTGCATTAATACCAAATTTATCTCATTTAAATCCAATTACTATAGTAAATGATATTCCATCGATAGCTAAAAATGGAATTATTGATAGAAATATATCATATTTTACTATACCAACATTATTTACAATTACATTAACTAATTGGGATAGTATTTATAGAATAAATGAATTATATGTATATTTTTCTGCAACATCTGATGGTCAAAATTTAGGTGATGATCAAAATGTTTTAAATAGACCATTAACAGATGCTTCAATAGCAATTGTAAATACAAATAATACATTTACATTATCATTTACTGCAAATTTTTTAACACTTGGTAATCATTATATATATTTATCATATTATAGAATTGATCCAATTACAAATCCATTTGGTACTCCACCCATTAATTTTAAATTAAATCCAATAGACCAAGTGTATATTAATACGATTCAAATTACAACTGTGACAGGTATATTAAATCAATATATTGCAATTACAAATTTATCAACTAATTTTACTGTTTCATTAGGTAATTGGTTAGCAGATTATACAAATGTATATGGTATAACTCAATTATATATATACACAAAAAATGTAACTGATCCAGATGTATATTCTAACTATATTCCAATAAATAATTTGCCAAATGTTACATATACAATAATACCGCCTAATAATATAAATCCACCAAATAACACATCAAATTATATTCTAAATTTTACAACACAGTTTAGTACTATATCTCAAAAATATTTATATTTAACATTGTCTCCAATTACGATTGATCGTCCATTTGGATCAGGTGCAGTTAATATACAAATAAGTAATCCACCAGGTAGTTTATCTGTATTTAATTATATTGATGTAATACCGCCATTTACTACAAATTATATTAGTAAAAATTTGGTTACATATACGAACAATACAATTGAGATTCATGTTAATAATTATTCACCCAATTATAATATTTATAAAGTTACACCAAATTTATTATATTTATTTTTAGGTACTACCAGTAATCCAACAAGTATTTATAATTCAGGAAGTCCAATACCATTAATATTTGATAATAATAATATATTAACCTATGGACCAATCTATACAACTAGTATAAATCCTGTTTATATTTTTGTATCTGATAATATTGTATATGGTGCAGGTTTAATAAAGTATGGTGCAGGATTTTTAACAAATATTATTGGTAATGTAAATGGTGTTGTAAATTTACCAACATTTTTGATTAATACAAAAATTCGTGAAATTTTATTAACATTAACAAATTGGGATCCTAGTTATGCATCTATCAATGGAATAAATAATTTATTTGTATATTTGGGATTATCAATAAGTAATCCAACTGCAATATTAAATAATGCAGCTCAAACAATTACAAAACCAAATGATTATGTTGTTAATTTTAATACGAATGTGAATATAGCATCGAATACATATAATGTATATATTTCTGATAATACACCAAGTAATGCATTCCGTTATGTTCGTCAATTATTAACAAATCAAATATATGTCACAAATCAAATATTTATATCTTCATTAACTCCAAGTATTTCACCTGTTCCAACATTTACAAGTGTTACATATAATGGTGTAATAGGTAATTGGAGTGCAGGTCATACATTATTTCCAACAACATTATATTTATTTATTGGTCAAACAATTACAAATACAACACCTTATACTACTACAGTTACAGTTAATGCATCAGGTAATTTTAGTTTTACAACAACAGTTACAAAATTTAATTTTATTAGATTTGCATTATCGGATAATAGTACATATGGTTCTGGATATTTAGAAACTGCAACATTTCAAATTACGACTGTAATTGGTCCTGTAAATGCTTCATTAATTGCAGGTAATTATGCGATTACAGGTAAAAGTACAAATTATTCGATACGATTAACCAATTGGGATTCAACATATAATTTAACACAAGCAAATGTATATTTTAATTTATATGATTATGGAAATAGAACAATAAGTTTTGTATCAGGTGTATATTATATTAATTTTTCAGCTACATTACCAAGTATAGCAAATGGTGAATATACATTAAATATAGCTGGAACAAATTTAGCAGCTCAACAAGTTGCAAATAATTTATTTGTAACATTACAAATTGCATTAAGTTCAAGTGTTACAACTGTTCCATCACCTTTTGTTACATTTACATCAACAGATTTTACAATTACGATTAATAATTGGCAAAATGTATTTCCGAATAGTTTATACTTGTATTATACAAATATTTATACAAATGTAACTACATCGGAATTAGTAACTATTACAAATAATTTTAATACAACTGCTTCATTTATATTTACAAAAACAATTAATAATCGTCCTGGTATTCAAATTGCAGTATCTGATTCAAATGTATATGGTAATGGTTATTTAGAAAGTAATTTGCTAACAATTAATAATAGTATTGGACCAGTTAATGCAAACTTAACAACAAATAATTATGCAATATTTAATAAAAGTACACCATATAATATTGTATTAACAAATTGGGATACTAGTTATTTTGATGTAGATGGTATTAATACATTACAAATATCATTTAAAAAGAATGCAAGTGTTATTATAATTGGTACATATACAATTAATACAAGTCCAAATTATTATTTAAATTTTTCAAATACATTTTCAACAGGTTTATTTCCATCGAATGTATATAAATTACGAATGGTTAATTCTAGTTTAATTAGTCAAGATATATGTGATTTTAATTATGGAGAACAAATTAGTATTAATATAGATCAAATAACACCATCACCTTTTAAAACATATACATTTACACAATTTGATGGTCATATAAATAATTGGTATCCAAATTATTATCCAAATGAATTAAATTTATCATTAACAACAACAGTAAATAAGTCAATTATGATAGCAGGTGGTTATTCAACTAATAATCCTTTAATATATTCATTCGATGGATTAACTTGGTATAATTGTGTAGCATCACCATCAGAAACAAATTCACCAAATCCAAATAATTTTTTTTATCCTGGTGCATGTGTAAGTATAGCTTGGAATGGATCATTATTTATTGCAACAGGTTATAGTGCATCTATTTATACATCTGCATATTCATCAGATGGAATACATTGGAATTATGCAGCAAATAATATTTTTGATGGACCATATAATATTGGATATGGAAGTGTATGGATTGGTGATAAATGGATTATAGTAGGTGCTAATGCAGGTGGATACCCATCAATTGGATATTCGTACAATGGAATAAATTGGATAAATACTGGTTCTACATTAATTCCTGGAGGTTATTGTGTTGCATGGAATGGATCATTATGTTTAGTAGGTGGAGATGGTAGATTTAGTGCAATTAATACTATTATATATTCATCTGATGGATTATCATGGTCATATACAAACAATACATTATTTGCAGACGGTGTATGTTATACTATTGCATGGAATGGATCAAAATGGGTTGCTGGTGGATATAATGGAGGAATTACTCCAAATACAATAACGTTAATTTATTCAACAGATGGTATTAATTGGACAAATAGTGGATCTACTTTATTTGAAGGAGGTTATGGTTATACAGTTGCATGTAATGGAAGTTTATGGTTAGCAGGAGGAGTAAATGCGGGTAGTACTGTTAATATATTATATTCATATGATGGTATTACATGGTTAAATACCAATACTACTTTATTTAATGGAGGTAGATGTAATCAAATTACATGGAATGGACAAAAATGGTTTGCTGTTGGTTATAATTCAAATAATACAGTTACAATTATATATTCAAATGATGGATTAACCTGGTATGATTCAGGTAGTAATAAATTTACAGGTGGTACAGGTACATCAATTATAGGTGATATTATATTACCTACAGATGATACAGTAACATCAACCGTTACAATTAATCCTATTGGCAATACATTTACATTTACAGATACAATTGAAGTATTACCAAATATTAAAATTGCATTATCTGATCAAGTTACATATGGTACTGGTTATATTGAATCTGCAAAAGTTACACTCTTAAATGAAATAGGACCTGTTAATGCATCTAAAAATATTAATAATTTAATTCAAAATAAATCAAAAACAATAACAATAACTTTAAATCAATGGAATTCTAGTTATTCTGCAATTACAGAATTATATGTATATATTGGTAGTATAAATACACCTGTTGAATCTTATGGATTATTTACTATTTATTTAGATACAGATGATTTATACAAAATAGATTGTGCAATCACTCCAACAGTTGCATTAGGTACATACAATATGTATATTAGTGATACAGATCCAACACTTACAAGTATATCTTCTGTACGACAAATATTAACATCGCAATTAAATGTTCGAAATCAAATTTCATTACCAAATATAGAAATTAGTCCAATACCATTTGTATCGAATAACACATATACTTTTAGTGGTACATTAAATGATTGGTATACTGAATATGGTACATCATTAACTTTATATATTACAAGATTATCTACTAATACAGTCACTAGCAGCAGTGTAAATATTAATTCATATGGACAATTTTCATATACTACATCAATAACTACATTACCAAGTGTTAGTATCGCATTTTCTGATAATACATATGGTACAGGTTATATCGAATCAAATATATATATTACGCCAAATTGTGGTGTTAACATTGGTAATTTACTATATGCAGGTGGTAGTGAATTATATAACAGTACTGATGGTATAAACTGGAATGTGGATACAAAACCCAATTGGATTACTACAATTAAAAATATAACATATAATGGTGCATCATGGTTAATGGTTGGTAATGATAATATTGCAATAAGTTTTAATAGTAATAATACGTGGGTACAAACAAATTTATTAAATTCACAATTTACAACATGTAATATGGTTGCTTGGAATGGTAGTATGTGGATATTAGCAACTGAACCAAATTCAAATACACCATTGTTATATAGTTATGATGGATTAAATTGGCAAAATGTAAATACAAATAGTCATATTTCTCAAATTAATTCTAGTTTAGTAATTGCATCGAATGGTTCATATTGGATTGCAGGTGGATATACTACAACAAGTAATAATAAAATTATTTTAAAAAGTACTGATGGGTTAACATGGACTGCTTATACTTCAATATCAACAGCAACAGGTAATTCATCATGTACAGCATTATGTTGGAATGGTGAAAAATGGATTGCAGGATTTTATAATACTATTGATGGTGGATATTTTTATTCGAGTACAGATGGTGAAACATGGACTATTGTTACGGGTATAACTGGTAATCCAACAGGTGTAATATTTACAGGAGTATGTAATGGAATTACATGGAATGGTGATATGTGGGTTGCAGTTGGTGATAATTCAAATGACAATATTGCATATAGTTATGATGGTGATATATGGTATTATGGTAGTGGTTCTAATTTTAGTAATCCTGTAACATCTATTACATATAGTAAAATTAATAATCAACATATTTGGATAGCAGTTAGTTTAGGACAGATTAATTACAGTTATAATGGTATTAACTGGTTAGATACTTTATCTGGTGTTAATATAACACAACCATATACAACAATTGCATCTCAGCGTATTTTACCAAATATTGGCAATAATGAATTTGCATTAACTTGTAATAGTACAAATATAAAATATAGTTTAGATAGTAATACATGGTATACTAGATCAATACCATCATGGATAACAACAATTAATAATATTGCATATAATGGATCATATTGGGTAATAACAGGCGGAGAAGGAAGTAATCCTGGTTTAGCTGTTAGTGCAAATGGTTTAATTTGGACAAGATCGAATGTATCTAGTTTTAAATTCACATCATGTAATGGTATTGCATGGAATAGTACAGCTAATTCATGGGTACTAGCTTTGAGTCCTAAAACAGCAGCTACTACATCTCTATTATATAGTACAAATGGTATATCTTGGAATAATGTAAATAATTCAGTATTCGATCTCGGATTATCTGTTGCATGGAATGGTTCATTATGGGTTTCTGGTGGGAAAAATATGATTACAAATAAGCAATGTATCTATACGAGTTCAAATGGTGTTGATTGGACAGCATCGAATAACAGTAACACATTTTTTGTTACAAATGCATCTATCGGTGGTCAATGTAAAGCAATAATATGGAGTAAAGTAAATAATACATGGATTGCATCTGGATCAAGTAATAATAACAATACAGTAGTTATATCAAGTTCAAATGGAAGTACATGGACAAATATAAGTGGATTAGGTGGAAGTGGTGGTGGTTCATCTTTATTTACTACAATATGTAATGGATTAGCATCAAATCGATTAACATCAGTTGCAGTAGGAAACAGTTCAAATTCAATTGCATATACATCAAATATTACAAATTTTGGAAATTTTACATATGCTAATAATGTATTTACAAATGAAGTAACATCAATTACATGGACAGGATCTAAATTTCTTGCAGTAAGTGGAACAAAAGAACAAATTGCCACAAGTCCAAATGGAATAGATTGGACATTTGTTGAAAATAATAACGTATCAAATAGATATAATAGTATTTGTTCACAAAATGAATTACCACAAGTATTTTCACCAATTATAACACCAATAACATATACATTAAATATTCCAATTACATTTACATTTACATTAAATTTTTGGAATGTGAATATATCTAATTTATATCTCTATATTGCAAGAGATCAATCATTAGGTAATATATTATATATAAAACAAGTTACAGGTTTTAATGTTGATCAACCTATATTTACTGCAGATATTACAATAACTGATGTATACACATATTATTTTGTAATATCAAATCAATCAAATCCTGCAAATTTTAATAATCCAGGTGCATATTATGAAACTATTAATATTCCAATTAATTATGGAATATCACCATTACCAATTATTGCTGTTGGTGGTAAACAAAATAATAATATATTTTCATACAGTACTAATACAAATACATGGACTAACAAAGTAAATACAACATTAACGGCACCAATTATTAATATAACATATGATAATTCAATGTGGTTAATTGCAACACAAACTGGATTATATTATAGTACTGATAATACAAATATATATGCTACAAATGCAGATACACATTTATCAAAAGGTATTGTAAATGATATTGCATGGAATGGATCTAAATGGATTGCAGTTGGTATTGCAAATAATACAAGTGCAATTATAACTAGTACAAATGGTATAACATGGTCATCAGTTGCAAATGATATATTTAAAACATCTGCATCTAGTGTAACCTGGAATAATACATTAAGTAAATGGTATATAGGTGGTAGTAATTATAAATCATTATGGGTCGCAGGTTGTTCAGGTAATCCACAATCATTTATATATAGTTATGATGGTATGACATGGTCTTCAAATAGTAATACATTATTTAATGTATGTAATAATATTAAGTATAATGGTTATATGTGGATTGCAGTTGGTACAGGTAGTAATAAAATGGCATATAGTTATGATGGTATATCATGGGATCCAATTACAAATAATAATACATTTTTTACAAGTTGTTTTGCAATTGAATGGAATGGTAAATTATGGGTTGCAGGTGGTAATAATACAGTATCACCAAATTCAATTATGGTTAGTACGGATGGATTAAATTGGACCCCTTCTAATAATAGCACTTCTATTTTACAAGTTGCATATGCATTGGGATATAGTACAACGATGTGGGTAGCAGGTGGAACTCCACTTAATGGTTATAATTCATTGGCATATAGTACTGATGCATTAACATGGACAGCATCAAATAATGGTAATAGTATTTTTTCTTCAGTATGTACTGCAGTTGCTAATAATGGTACTTTATGGGTAGCAGGTGGTTCAGGTACAAATTCATTAGCATATAGTTCAAATGGTATGACATGGATAGCATCTACAAATGGTAATACAATATTAGATACATGTAATACAATTACATGGAATGGTATAATGTGGATTGCCGGTGGTAATTTACACTTTTATAATGGAATTACACAAGGTTTTGGAATTGCATATAGTTATGATGGTATGACATGGATTAATATAACACTTCCAATAATAACACTCGCAGATAATTTTATAAATATATCATCTATAAAATGGGACGGCAAATTATGGATTGCAGGAGGGTCTAATGATGATGATGTAAATAGAATATTTTATAGTTATGATGGAATAAATTGGTTATCATCTATAAATGGTAGTTCATTTTTACAAACAGTACAATCAATTAGTGTAAACACAACATTAAAAAATCCAGATATCGCAAATAGAGCAACTATTATATCTAGTTCAAATGGAACTACATGGACACCGGAAATTGACGATGCAATAACAAATAATTTTATATTAGGAACAGGTACTAATCCAAATGGTACAACTATGGTATATACGTATGATAATATTAATTGGACACCTATAACACATACATTAGCTACTAATATAATAAATGCAAAATACAATGGTAATATGTGGCTTGCTACAGGATATAGAAGTGGAATTGGTGCAAGTATACTAACAAGTACTGATGGAATAAATTGGACAGATACAAATACAACAATATTTGGTAATAGTGCAATTGGAGCAATTGAATATAATTCATATATGTGGGTAGCTGGTAGTGGATTTAATAACAGTGCTTATTTAGGATATAGTTATGATGGTATTAATTGGTTTGATTCAGGTTCTACATTATATGTATCGGGTAGTGTATCACAAATAGTATGGAATGAAAAATTATGGGTTGCAATTGGCCAAATGTCCAATACAGTTAATTCTATTGCATATAGTTATGATGGTATTAATTGGGTTAATACAAATGATACATTATTTGCATTTACAAGTGGTGTTACAGTTGCATGGAATGGTTCATTATGGGTTGTAGGTGGATCTGGTAATACCACATCAATGGGATATAGTTATGATGGAATAACATGGTATCCTGCAAATAACCAATTATTTTTAGGAAATGCATCAGGTGTATTAACACTCGCTTGGAATAGTACAATTTGGGTTGCAGGTGGTTGTAATACAAATAGAACAAATGGTTCATTATTATGGAGTAATGATGGTATGACTTGGACTAAATCAACTACTAGTATATATGAAGGAGGTCAAGTTCAAAAAGTAATATGGACTGGATATAAATTTATTGCAATGGGATATATTATTAGCCCAAGCACAGTTAATGTATTTAGCACTAGTACGGATGGTAAAACATGGACATTAATAGATTCTTCGTCGTTAACTAATAATGGATACGATCTAACTTATGGTAGTATTGTATATAAAAATAATAGATATAATAAATCAACATGTAATAATATAGTATGTTCAAATTCAGTAACTATTGCAGGTAGATCCAATTCAAGTATTAGTAATTTAATATATACGAATGATAATATTACATGGAAAGATATAACTGGTAGTGGTAATACAATATTTTCATCAACTTGTAATAAAATTACATCCAATGATACTAGATTTGTTGCAGTTGGTAATGGTACTAATTCAATCGCATATAGTGACAATGGTATTGATTGGATACCAAGTGCATCAGGCAATAGTGTATTTACTGCAGGTGCAAAATCAATAACATATGATAATATTAAATATTTTGCAGTAGGTATTGATCAAATTGCAACAAGTGATGATGGTATTACATGGACATCTAGATATACGAATACAAATGCAATATATTCTAATATTATTGCAAATGCAACAATTCCAATGTTTATAACAGGAATGTTATTATACAAATCAATAAATAATGTATCTGATACATATATTTGTACAAATTATTTAGAACAACTACCAACTAAAATAACAAATATAATAGATTTATTACAATTACCACCAAAAATATTTGTAAATGAACATACACCTTTTAATATCAAATTAAATAATTGGTCATATATAATAGATAGTATTAATTTATATTCAACCTATTTGTATGATTTTTCTATTTCAATAGGAGTAACAAATAAAGATAAAAATCCAACATTTGTATGTACACCCACATTAATTTGTAATAATAATTCATATTTTTTAAATATACCACCATTGAAAAATATACATAATAAATTTATGTATATATCTATTATTGTAAATAATCAAAGTATAAATTTTCCACCAATTTTAATCAATAAAACAACATTATTATTAAAAAACAATAATTCGAATTTTAAAATAAAAGATAAAAATGAGATATATACATTTGATATTATTGGTAAAGCATTAAAATTATATGTATATGCAAGTACTCAATTACTTACATTAGATAGTGATTTTATAGATAATCTTGAGTTTATAATACATATACCTGTTGTAAATAATAAAATTACATTTACATATAAAAACAATAGTGAAAATATATATTTTTATGTATCATCTGGTGAAAATTTTACAGGTATAACTAGTATAGTAGAACCAATTCATTTAATAGATATTAATACAATTAATATAAAATTAGATAATTATGATATTAATACCAATAAACACACTATTTTATTAGATAATTGGAATATAACAGATATGAATAATATAAATATATTAAGTAATAATTTTATACAAAATGTAGAAATTTTAACATTTTCTCCAATAAATATTAATAATTGTAAATTATGGCTAGATGCATATAATATAAATTCATTTAATTTAGAAAATGATAATATTATCTCATGGTTTGATAAATCAAATAATAATAATCATGCACAAACAAATAAAGTACATCCAGGATATAATATTAAATATAATTGTGTATATTTTAATAAAGATTCATATTTAACATTGCCAGATAATACTATACCATTAAATAATACAAATTATCATATATTCATGGTATTAACACCACAAAATACAAAGAATTCATATAATTTTATTATGGGATCATTTGATAATATTATAAAACCAACTGATAATGAAATAAATACATTTTTATTAGATAACAATACATATAATAATTCATGGAAAAACAATGATATAATTAGTACACAATATGAACCCAATACTATCCAATTAGTATCATTTGAATATATTAATAATAATAAACGAAATATCTATATTAATAGTAATATTGTTCAAACAAATAATTTAAGTAATTCAAATAATTTAAATAATTCAAGTAAAAATAATTTAATAGGTGGTATTATAAATAAATTTACGTATACAGGTGGTATTCATGAAATTATAATATATAATTCAATAATGTCAACGTCGGATAAACAACAAATTGATAATTATTTAATAAATAAATGGAATATTAAAAAGTAATAAAAAAAATATTAGTGATACTTATAATATTTATTATTAATATCCATATTAATAATAATTGATATATAAATATAACATATAATGAAAGATATATAGTCTTTGGTAAAAGTTTAGTTAAACAATATATATAAATGAAATATATATAATATCTAGTTTTAATATATAATTTAAATAAATATTATAAAATTGTAATGTAATTGATTAATTAATAATATAAGAAAAATATTATACTCATATAAAATATAATTTAATTATATATTTTATAAGAAAAATATTTATTTAAGATATATTTATCTCTCATATAATTATATACAATGGAATTTAAGAAAAATAAAGATACTTTTATTACAATTATAGTTATTGCTATTTTATCAGTAGGACTTTTTTATTTGGTAACATCGTGTAATATGGATTCATTTACAAATAATAAAAAATTAAATAAACTATATAATAAAAAAGCAAATATAAAAGAACATTTAAATGCAGGTGCAAGTTTAGATGATCCTACTGTATTACAAACAGGTGATTCACCATCGTCCATAATGAATATGTTATCTTCACCAAATTTAAATGCCGATGTACCATCATTACCAGGAGCTCCTGCAGAACCAGCAACAATAATACCAGAATCGGTATTAGCTTCTGCACAAGCAAATAAATCTTTCCCTACAGGTCAATTCAAACCATTATTATTAACTCCTGCACCAAATGAAATTACATCATTGCCTACTGCAAGCAATAGTGCAAATTTTAATAGTGAATACACATTAGGTGTAGACCAAACATTAGCAAATCCCAGTGGCAGAGAAATGCAAACCAGTACTGATTTACGCCCACAAGAAATGAATTCGGGTTGGTTTAATTCTCCTTATGATCGCGACACACAATTGAATATTGAAAATGGTAATTTATTAGCCTCTGCCACAGGTCAAGCCCAAATTGGTATTGATACTATTGGTCAATCGTTACGTAATGCATCGTATGATATTCGCGGAAGTGTACCAATTCCCAAGATTGAAATCGGTCCCTTCAACAACTCTACTATTGAATATGATTACAATATTAAATCGTTATATTAAATTAAAAAATACAAATATAATATTTATTATATATGTATTTATTTTTTACATTTTTTAAGGAATGTTTTTTCTTTTGTTTCTCTTTTTTGTGAAATAACTTTTGTTATGTCTTTTGCTTTAGTTACATCTTTTGTAATTTCAGATAATCCAGATAAAATTACTTTTTCATTAAATGCACCTTTTGATTTTATCATTGATTTTTTAATTTTACCATCAATAATATTAATTTCTGATATATTATTATGTTCTTCCATATACTCTATTAAATAATTTTCATATTGTTTTTTCTCATCTTTTAAATCTTTTAATGCTTTTAGTAAACTATTTATTTTTTCATCGGCTTCTACCCATGATTTTATCATATCTTTGTATTGTTGAGTTGTTACGTTTTCATTTTGTTCTTGATTTAAATTTTCCATATTATAAAAACAAGAAAGAAATTTTTAATCAAAATAAAACAAAATTATTTTTTTAAGGTATTAATAACATATGTATCAATAACCATTCTTTTTGGTTGTGATTCAGCAGTAAAAACAGGAATATAACTCATATATTCACTGTAAATAACAGGATCATATCTATAATAAGTAATAGGCGATGTATATATATTTTGTCCTTTTAATTGTCCTGATACAGCATACCATTTTTTTCCTTTTTTTGTTGCAGGTTTAATTGGTTTATCATTTATTATATTATCAAAATTTGCTTCTAAATCGGGGTCTAATTCGTCGTCTTGGTCTACTATATATTTTTTACCTCCATCTTGTTTAAAATCTTGTTCAGAATTTTCTTCTGAGGTAAGTATTGTTGTATCTTTTCTTTTGCATAATGTTTGTAATTTTTGTTGAAAATTATCAATTAATACACCTCCTTTAAATGGTCGAATTGCATATTCAATTTTTGATTTACCTGTAGAGTTTTTTTTTGATAATTTTTCAAATACTTCAAAATGTAAATAATCATTTTTTGTTCCACCACCAACTTGGTAACCGGATTTGACACGTTGTAATGTAAATTTAAATGCTGGTATATGTCCAACAAAATATTGTGATAATGATTGGTATACAAAATGTGCAGCTTCTAATGAATTTTCACCAGTATATATTTTATTAAAAGATCCGAGAATATAAGGATTTACTAATTCGTATTTTTTTTGAGTCATAATATAAAAAATGAAAAAATATATTAATATATATAAACACATATATTAATAATAAAAAAATGACAAGTACTAGTTTAGTTTTTGAAATTAAAACAATTCAAAGCAATGCATTTAAAACTCTAGTTGACGCAATTAAAGATATTCTGATAGAATCAAATTTACATTTTTTAAAAACAGGCATTACCCTAAATGCTGCCAAAAAACCAACACATGAAATGAGTATTATTATGAATTTATCAAAAGATAAATTTCAAATATATGAATTGAAAGAAGAAAAAGTATTAGGTGTTGATATGGTAAATTTACATAAATTAATTAAAACAATGAACAATGATGATTCATTAACATTGTATTATGATAAGATCGATCCAAATAATTTGGGTATTCGAATGGAAAATGAAAAAAAGAATTGTATTACAGATTATAAATTAAAATTACTTGATCTAAATCCAGACAAAGAATTTAAATTACCTAGTGATAGTAATAAAACCTATTTTCAAACTATATTAAGTGTTCCTTCTCAGATATTCCATAAGATTATTAAAGATATGGCAAATATTTCTGATTCAATTGAGATCACAAGTATGAACGATATTTTAACCTTTACAGGTAAAGGCGATTTTGCTTCTCAATCTTCAACTTTGAAACAAAAAGAAAATAAAAAAGACGATGAAAGTATTAAAATTAGTAAGAAAGCAGAAAATAATGAAATTATTCAAGGATTATATGAACTAAAAAATTTAACAACATTTACAAAATGTGTTGGATTATGTTCATCAATTGAATTATATCTAAAAAATGATTACCCATTATTCATTAAATATTTGGTTGCAGATTTAGGATATATCTATTTAATTATGTCACCTAAAGTAAATAACACTAAATTATCAAAAGATAATCTCGATTCGGATGATGAACAATAATATTTATTTAATAAAAATACATATATTTTTATTAAATTATTCTTCTTCGGTTTTATTCATGATTTTATCTAAATTGTATGATACTTGTGGTGCAGGTGTATTTCTTTTTAATCTTGCACGAACACCAGTTGAATTCATTCGAATCATTTTATCGTGATATTCTTCTTCAAACAAATTACGTACAGGTGCAACAGTTGGACATAAATGAATTATATTTTTATTTAATATGAAAAATTCTTTTCGAAATTCTTCAATGGTTAAATAACCACCTAATACTTTTAGTGATTGTCGAGGAGGAGCAATCGATACAGGCATTGATTCAATACCAAATAAATCTTTTCTGAAATTTTCAATTAATGAATTAATTTCAGTTGTTCTATAGTTATTTTCTTTTAAATTATATGCTTTTGCACAATTTAATGAACAAAAACATCCTTGAATTGAATATACATTATTTTCGAATTTAATTGGTAATCCAAAAGGTGGATTTGTAAATGAATGCATACACCACCAACACCAAATATTCGTAGTTTCTTTCCATTTACATGTCTCACTATCTATTACATTAATTGTACAATTATGTATTTTATGTACAAGTGTATCTTGAATAATATTCATATTTGTTACTTCTTGTAATTTTACATGTAATGCATTGCATCTTTCACTTAAATATTCACAATTATAACACTTTTTTTTATGTTCTGTTGTTTCTGTTACTTGTAATTCACTATCAATTGAATAATCATTTTTTCTTATTTTATTGTCTAGTGAATTTTCATCAGTAATAATATTTTGTTCAATAAAAATATTATTTATATTTTGTTCAGATTGCTCTGTTTGTTCAGTTTCTTCTATGTTATCATTCTTTTTATTTATTTTTACCAAATCGTTTGATGTTAATGGTAAATGTAATATTAAACATTCTTTTTCAGGATCTAAAGATGATTTAAATTGTTTTTGTTCCATATTTTTAATATCTAATATTTTACCGGATGGTTTTCGACCTCTTTTTTTTAATATTTTAATAGGTGCTTCTGTTTTATGTATATTATCATTTGTATCTGCATTCATATTTATATTTTGCAGGTTGGTTTCTAGGCTTGTAGTATCTACATTTTCTTGAGATGTGTCAACATCAATTACATAGTTTTCATTGCTCATATACTATATTTAGTTGTATATCTTTAAGCATTTGTAATTTACGCATTTGACGATGAATGTATCATTGAATCTTCGCTATCGTTTGGCGATGATATTAATATTTTTTTATTTAATTTGTTAGTAAAATTATCCGATTTAGAAATACTTTCTAATTTATGTTGTTGTTGTAAATTTTGAGAAACAAGATTTTGTAATCTTTCATTTTTTTCATCATCTTGTTTTTTTTGTTGCATCATAAATTGTAATATTTTATTTTGTTCTTCTTTTGCTTTTTGTTCTGCTGTTTGAGGTAAAATACCTGATTGAATATTTTTCGATAAATTTCTTGTAATTTCTTGTTTTGTTTTTTCATCTAAATTATTAAAAAAGGGTATTGCTTCCGCTGCTTTTTTAGATGCAATAAAACCTGCAGCACTTCCTACCATTAATAACATAAATCTCATTTCAACTGAATATTCTTTAAATTTACCTTTGTATTTTTCAGCTAATTCTTCATATATTTCACTTTCACCAGTTGTCATTTGTAAATGTTCAGGAAATCCATCTAATGAATCTTTTAATCCAAAAGGATCAAACATTTTATTTAATTTATCAACCATACCAACTGAACCAAATACCATTGACTTGAAAAATTCAACACTATTTTTTTTCGCAATATTTGCACGATGAAATTCAATTTCAGCACACATTTCAAAATAATCAGAATTGTATGAAAATTCTTTTGTTAATTGGACTTTATATGCATCTTTAATGTATTTTAATTCAGCAAATTTTTGTAATCTTTTTAATCTTTTTTGTTCTTCAGTTAATGTATTATAATTATCAACAGGTGCGTTATTTGGAAATGAATATTCAGGTTTTTCAGCAGGTTTATTAATAACAGGTGGTGTTGGTTGTGCAGGTGCAGATGGAGCTGAATTTGTAAAACCACCGCCACCAAATAAACTTGCAAAAAAATTTGTTGGTTTTGCTGGTTCAGCAGATTTGGGTAATTCAGGTGGTTTAATTCCAGATGTTAAATTTATAGGAATTGGAGTTGGTTTTATTAAATTAAATGGTTTATGTTTTGAATTGTCTGATACAGTTAAGGAATTTTGAGAAGAAGTATGTGATGATTTTCTTGAACTAGAAGATTTTCTTGAACTAGAAGATTTTTGTGAACTAGAATCATTACTTCTTGATTCTTTATTCATATTATTTACAATGTGATTATCTCCATCATCATCGGATTCAGAAATATGGGTTAAACTAATATTTTTTTTTTGAGGTTTAATCTTTGTTGGATCAGCAAGTAAATCTAAATGTAAATCTGTGCTAGTATTAAGATCAACTTTTGGTTTTAAGCTCATATATTTGTATAGAAACTAAATTAATATTTAAAACGTATAACCTTTTATATATTAATTTGTTTTTTTGCAGGTTGAGGTGTTTCTATTAAATTAAAATTATTATTGTTGTAAAAATTATTAAATTGTTCTAAATTTTTAATTTGTTCAAAAGATTCTTGTTTAAATATATATGTTTGTGTTAAATAAAATGCAATTGCAACACCAATTGACATGTAAATATCACGATTTATTTCAAATATAATTATAGATAACAACAATATTCTTGTAAGCGAAAATTTAAAAATATTTAGTATAAATTGCGGTGGTTTGTTACCAGACCCAAGTGCACCACCATAAACAACTACAAATAGTAATATAAAACTTCTTGCATATTGATTATCATATACTTGTTTTAGTTTATTAATTAAATTATCTATTTGTTTATTTTCTGTATTAGACATATATAATATATATTAGATTAAAAATATTTAATAATAATAATGAATAATAAATTAAATTATTCAACATTAGAAGAAGCGTGGGGTACAAATATTGTACCTGCTTCTGATTATTCTTATGATAAAGAACAATTTACAGGTAATTTATTATCTGTAAATAAAGAATTAGGTGAGAATATTATTAATACAACTATTAATAATAAACCAAATAATGTACAAACAAATACTGTACCAAATAATGTACCAAATACTGTATTAAATAATATACAAACAAATACAGTACCAACTAAATTACCTGTTAATATATTAAATCATATAGAAGATATTAATTCATGTATATTAATAGAAGAACATCTTAAAAATTGTAAAGTATGCAATAATAAATTTTCTAAAAAAAAGAATAAAAAATATATTAGAGAAACATTTGAAAATATTACACCTAATCAAAAAAATTTATTAATTATTATAATATATGGTATATTAATAATATTAATTTCTGATGTATTAATAAATGACACTGATGTATAAAAGAAATATAACAAAATTATTAATATGTGGAGGTGCTTTTAAATTTTTTTATTTAATTGGTGCTATAAAATATTTAAGTGATAATAATTTATTGGATAATATAAATGAATTCATTGGTGTATCAGCAGGTGCAATATTATCTACAATATTTAGCGTTGGTTATACAATAGATGAATTAAATTCTTTTGTAATGGAATTTAATTTTGAAAAATTAATAGATCCACATCTTGATAATTTAATTGAAAATAAAGGATTAGATAATGGTGAGATAAAAAAATTAATGATACAACAATTTTTTAAAATGAAAGATATTGATCCTGATATTAATTTTCAAAAATTATATGAATTAACAAATAAGAAATTATCGTTTGTTTCTACAAACATTACATTAAATAAACAGGAAATATTAAATTATGAAACATATCCTGATATGCCAGTATGGAAAGGATTATTAATTACTAGTTCATTGCCAATATTATTTGAACCTGTAATATTTAATAATTGTTATTATGGTGATGGAGCAATATTAGATAACTATCCAATTGAATTATTTCAAGATGAAAATATATTAGGTATAAATATGGTAACTTTTATAGATAATATCGACTTGGATATTGATATATTTAATTATATTACCAAATTATATGTAATATCGTCAAATTGGAAGAGTATTACAAAAAATAGTATATATGAAAAATGTACTATTTCAATCATAACAAATGATCCATTGGAATTGTTAAAAATGGATGTGGCATTAGAAGATCGAATTAAACGAATTGATAATGGATATGAATCAGCAAAAAAACATTTTATTGAATTTGAATTAATAGAACCAATTACAGTACCTGATAGTGTAGAAGTGATAGATAATTCTGAAAAACCAGAGACATCTGAAATACCAGAAATACCAGAAACATCTGAAATATCAGAAACACCTGAAATACCCGAATTGCCAGAAACACCTGTAATATCTGATATTTTCAAAATATCTGAAAATAAAATAATTGTTTCTGATGAAGAAGTTGAAAAAAAAGTAAACGATGTTAATTATATAATATAAATATTGTATAAAAATATTTATATTAAGAATATGCTTTATCAAATGATGCATATTTTTCATCATCATAATTTGAATATAATCCTGTATATTCTTGAGATGTATTTTCTAATTTAATATTTCTATTTGTATTCATATTTGATAATTCTTCTGTAAATGTAGATGGTTCTAATGGTGTTATTGTAGTAGATTCTAATAATTGTTTATTTGTCGAAGTTGATGATATAATATTTGATGTTTCTTGATCTCTATTTATTTGTAATTTTGCTAAATCATCTACAGTTAATTGTTCTTGTACTAATTGTTCTTTTGTTAATTGTTCTTGTATTTTTAGATTCATTTCATCCATTTGTTTTTGAAATAATTCAGTAATTTCATTTTTTTTAGATTGCAGTTCATCTGTTGTTAGTTTATATTTATCTTTATCTAATAAAAATTTAGATTTTAATTGTATAAAATTTTGATCTTCCATTTCAATAATATCTCTTTTGGTATCATATTCTTTTTTTAATTCATCATTTGTTAAAATAGTATATGAATTATTTATTAAGTGAAATGCATCTAATTTTTCTTTTTTTTCTTCTTCTGACATGTCTGATGTAAATTTATCAGGATGATAAATTAATATTTGACGTTGATATGCTTTTCGTAATTGAGATATATTAAAATTATTTTTAGTCATTAAAAAAATATTATATAAATTATATTTAGTATAATCATTTACGGATAAAGACATTTTAGTATATAATAATTTATTCTATTTCTATTTTAAGTTAAAAATGGAATCATTAATATTAGGTATTATTGGAGATATTGTAGGATATGATTATAAAAAAGATAGATTACCAATTACCCGTAAGAAACATGGTGATTCTTTTATAAATAAAGGTATGTATAAATCATTTGATAATTTCAATGAATTTATTCACAGAGGAGGTATTACAAAGTATTATGGTAATTACCCATATTCATTTCCTACAATGATATTATTTGCAACAATGAAAGGTATAAGTAAGGATAAAGAAAATAGTCATAAAGGTTGTAAAAAAGAATATATGAAATTATATGAAAAATATAAAAATAGTAAATTTACACAAAGTCGATATATTAATTATACAAATAAACATTCACTTGCAGAATTAAAAAATATTAATACTATTGCAAATAATGATCCTAATGATGAATCATTTAATGATGCTATGGCAATTGTTAGAGCTATTCCATATGGATTATTATATTATAAAAAGAATGAAAGAAAAAAATTAGTAACAGAAATTATTCAAAATATTCAATTAACACATAATAATATAACATGTTATCTAAGTGCAGTTGGTTTAGGATTATTTTTATCATTTGGACGTAATAATATACGTATTGAAGAGTGGGCAGATAATTTAATAGATTATTTATTAACGAATGAGTTTGATAATATTATTAAAGATATGAAATTATACTCTACTGAATTTATAATTGCAAAAGAAGATTTTATTAGTTTGTGTAAAGAAATAGATTTAAATGTTAAAAATTTATATAAAAATAAAGGATTTTTAGAGGATCCAATTAATCGTTCTTTAATATGGTATCGTATATTTGAAAATGCAAGTAAAGATGAATTTATGTATGGTATAAGAGCAGATCATTGTTTAGAAATTGCATATATTACATTAATAATAAGTAATGAAAACTGGCAAAATGTATTTGTAAATGGTATATTGGGAATTACGGATAATGCAGTTATGGGTATGATATGTGGTGCATTGTATGGCTGTCAATATAAATTTGAAAATGTATGGATACAAAAATATGTAAATGAAGAGTGGCTTAAAAAAAGTATTAAGTTGGGAAAGAGTTTAGGTTTATAATTTAATTTTTAGTAAATTTATTTTCTAAATAAATTTATATAAGAAAAATGGCAGCTGTTAGAGATAATGTACCTGAAATTATGGACGCAATTAAATGCTTAGTTAAAGGAATAGCAGATTCACAAAAACCAAAATATCCAGATGTTGTTGATATTAACAAAGTTTTATCGAAAGATCAATTAAAAGAACCAGGACCTATGATGATGTATATTTTTAATTATTTAAATTTAAGATGCAATCCTACTGATATGATACCAACCCCAAAAATATCTTGTGAAAATCCAAATGAAATGAAGTATATTAATCAAAGAAATAGAAAAAATAAAAATATAATAGAAACAGATTTAAATCCAACAGATTTAAAGCCATTAGTTCGAAATCCATTAGAAAATGTTAGAGTAGATGGTCTATCTCCATGGAATCAAGATTTAGATCAATATGGAGGTGAGATACGAGCAGGAGAAGAAAAAGCTGTATTTAGTTGTTTAATTGGTCGTATATTAGAAAAGAGTGTTGCAGAGGGTGATCTTATTATTCATAATGGACGACAAATTGTACGCCTCCCTGATTCAAAAGAATTAATATTAAGATTAGTTTCGCCTATGTTAGAAAATTCAATGTCTTCTTTTAATATTAAAAATGTTACTGTATCAGATGCAGTAATTCATACTGCAGCTGGTAATACATATAGACATGTACTTGCCCACAAACGTGATTTATATTGTGATATATTAGGTTTAAATGCTGATGTATACACTAAAATATTTGAATTATGGGATGAACAAGTAGGATTAATTCGAGATCAATTAGCATCTGTTGGCAGAAATGCAAACCCTGTAATCCCTGACAAAAATATTATTGCCAAAACTGAATATTCTCCCAATTCTACAGATACTAAATATAAAGAATCTAAACATATTTTTATGAATAGACCATCAAATACACCTGGTATTCGTCTATTACGCCCTATTGCACCAATATCTGTTAGAGTAGAGGCACCTGTTGTTAGAACATTTGCCGGTGGTAATGCCCAAGCTAATTTGCATGCTCCATTATACCCTACTATTGTAATGAATGGTGGAGCACACCCATTAGCTACATTAACAGGTGGTGCTAAACAATATGTAGGTACACTTGCTCAAGGTCCTATGTTAGACAGATTAATACAACAATTTGAAAAAATAGCCGGAACAAGTCCTTCTAAAAACGCAACTGTTGCTCAAATTAAAAATTATAGAAAAAAAGTAGAAAATGCTGCTAAAAATTTACAAGAACAAATTGATATATTACAAAACGCTAATCTTGCATTAGCTCGTGCACCACTTGGTGTCGGATTTGATGTTGAAACATTTTCACCTGATCAACTTAAAAATTTGGCTAAAAGAGGTGAAGAAATCAATAAAGCTTCTGAACGTTTATTCAAACAAACAAATACATTACAAGATATTGGAGAATTAATGCAAGAAGTAATTGATAGACATACACCAGTAGTTAATTTATAAATAATTATACATAAAGGATATATATAATTAATATATATTCTTTATTTAAGAAATAACATATTATATATTATATTTTATTAATTTATTATATGGATAATATACTCGAAACAATCGACTGTTACAAAAGATACATTTTAAATTATGCAAAAAAACAAGTACCTCGTGAATATGATTTTTCTAAAATTGATAGTAAAAATGATAAGTTGCGTGAAATATTAAAAAGTTTAGGTTTTGAAGAAAAAAATATAGATTCAGTTTTAAATATGACTGATACAAGACCATATTATATTATTAATAGGGATATTCAATCAGAAGAATTGATTATTCGAAAATTAATTGAACAAAATAATAAATTATTATTAGAAATAAAACAACAAAATTTAGATCGTGTAACATTAATATCTAAATTAAGATACAATTTAAAAAGAATACAAAAAAAACAAATAAATATTCAAAATTTAAAAATCGAATTAATACAATCAAATGTTGTAATTGCAGATCAAGATTATGATAAAGAACTTGAAAAGAAAAAATTAGAATATTCATTATTATTAATTGAACAAAAAAAATTACAACAAAAATCTAAAAGAACAAAAAAATTAAAAAAAGTAGAAATTCAAATAACCAGAATATTACGTGATATAGAAATATTACAACAAATTCATGATATTAAAATTAAAATATCAGAATTAGAACAAAAACATGAAATAGAAATTAGTAATTTGAGAGAACAATCTCAATCTATATCTCAAACAGAGTTGTATCGAAAATATATATCTGAAAAAACAGAATTAGAAAGAAAGATACTTGAATTAATAAAATCACATCAAGAACAAATACATGAAATAGAATTAAATAATTTGCAAGAATCATACGAATCTCAAAATATTTTATTATTACAACAAATACATAATACTGAAATTACAACAATAAATACAAATTTGACATTATCTCAAATAGATATTAAAAAAACAATAGAAGAATTAGAGATAAAACATGCAAAAGAATTAGCAGAATTAACTACAAATACTAGTGTAGAAATAAGTAATTATGATAGTAATATAAAAGAATTATTATTAAAACATTCAACTGAAATTAAAACTGTACAAACACAATTATCTGAATCTAATTTACAATTAGAAGCAATTAAAAGTGATTTAACTAAGAAACATGAAGAAGAAATTGCAATTTTACGTTCTACTAATGAGGAATTAAAACAATTAAATATTAAATTTGAATATCAAATTAAATTGTTAGAAGAAAAATTAAAATCAAATATAAATAGTGCAAATGATGAATTACTTAATAGACAACGAATTGAAATTCAACAATTACAAGAAAGGGTAACACAATTACAGCAAATTGAAATAGAATTAAAATATACAAAATCAATCATTGAAGAGTTAAAAATAACACATATTACTGAAATAAATAAGCTAACTACTGAATTTAAAAGTAAACATGATATAGAAAATTCAGAAAATATAAAAAAAGTAAATAAATTAAAAAGTAAATTAGCAAAGCTTCATATTCAATATAATGAATTAGAAAGAAAATATAATGAAATTAAACAATCATGTGTAAATATAATTCAAACTCCAAACCCAATACCAACTATTCAACCACTAAACATAGATGATCCTGTAGTACCAGTAACACCTGCAGTAGTACCCGGAGTACCTGTAACACCAGCAGTCGTACCTGGAGTACCCGGTGTACCCGTAACACCAGCAGTAGTACCCGGTGTACCCGTAACACCTGCAGTCGTACCCGGAGTACCTGTAACACCTGCAGTCGTACCCGGTGTACCTATAACACCTGCAGTCGTACCCGGAGTACCTGGTGTACCCGTAACACCTGCAGTCGTACCCGGAGTACCTGTAACACCTGCAGTCGTACCCGGAGTACCTGTAACACCTGCAGTTGTACCTGGAGTACCTGTAACACCTGCAGTTGTACCTGGAGTACCTGTAACACCAGCAGATGTGCCAGTTGTACCCGGAGTACCTGTAACACCAGCAGTAGTACCAGGAGTACCCGGAGTACCTGTAACACCAGCAGTAGTACCAGGAGTACCCGGAGTACCTGTAACACCAGCAGTAGTACCAGGAGTACCTGTAACACCTGCAGATGTACCAGTAGTACCAGGAGTACCTGTAACACCTGCAGTAGTACCAGGAGTACCCGTAACACCTGCAGATGTACCAGTAGTACCAGGAGTACCTGTAACACCTGCAGTAGTACCTGGAGTACCTGTAACACCTGCAGATGTGCCAGTAGTACCAGGAGTACCTGTAACACCAGCAGACGTACCAGTAGTACCTGGAGTACCCGTAACACCTGTAGACGTACCTGTAACACCAGCAGATATGCCAGTTGTACCCGGAGTACCTGTAACACCAGTAGTAGTACCCGGAGTACCTGTAACACCCGCAGACGTACCTGTAGTACCTGCAGTAGTACCCGGAGTACCCGTAACACCCGCAGACGTACCTGTAGTACCTGCAGTAGTACCCGGAGTACCCGTAACACCCGCAGACGTACCTGTAGTACCCGGAGTACCCATAAAACCAGCAGAAAATCCAGAAGTAAAACCAACTATTATATCAAATACATATATTGAAGAATTAAAGATTAAACATACTGAAGAAATTCGAAAATTAAATATTCAAATAGAAGAGATTAAGAAATCTGCAAAAAGCACACAACTAAAATTAGAAATAAGTTATAAAAGTGAAATTATACGATTAAATCGAACAATTAATAATTTGAATATTGAACAAAGAAAAATAAATACTGAACATGATAACGAAGTAACAACATTAAAAAATAATTTACAATCAACTATTGAAACATTAGAAGAATTAAAACGAACAAGTCAAACTACAATAATTAATTTAAGATCAGAATTAGAATCAACTACATTAAAATATACACAATTACAGGCAGAATATAAAACAAATATTGATAGATTAAATTTAGAATTACAAAAAACAATAGATGCATTAGCTAGAGCTAAATCATCTGGATCTGAATCAATCGAAATAAATAAATTAGAAGAAAAAAATGCAAAACTTACTAAAACTATTATTGAATTAACTGAAAAATATAATTTAGAAATTACAAAATGTAATCAAGAATTAATTGAAATACGAAAAAATATTAATACAAATAATTCATCTATTATATATGAGAATGAAATACAAAAATTAAAAGAAAGAATAATTGAATTAGAAACTAGTGAAAAAGAAATAATTGTAGTAAGGAAAACATTAGAAGATTTTAGATTAACACATGAATCAGAAATTTCTAAATTAAATGCAGAATTAGTATCTTTACAAACACAATTAAAAGCTTCTCAAAATAACATAGAAGAATCTAAAAAAGATTATGAATTACGTATATCAGAATATCAAAGTAAAATAGAAATTAATTTATCATTAATTGAAACATATAAAAAACAAATTACAGAATTAACAAATTCACAAGAAATTGATAAGAAAGAAATACAAAGATTAAATTTAGAAATAACAAACAATAAGAATGAAAATGTGACAATTAATGAACAAATTATAACTATTAAAAATGAATATGATATTAAAATTTTAAATATGACGACAGAAATAAATACATTAAATATCAATATACAATCGATTACATCTAAATATACTGAATTACAAACAACTCATGAAACCAAAGTTAGTAAATTAGAAATAAGAATTAAAGAATTAGAAAAGGAACGAGATGATATTAAAGAAACTTGTAATAAACAATTACAAGATGAAATTATAGAATTAAAAACCCAATTAGAAAAATCAAACAAAGAATTAGAAGAAATTAAAATAAAACAACAAACATTAAAAGAAGGTTATGATTCTCAAATAATAACATTAAATAATCAAATAACTCAAATAACTACCACTTATAATAGTCAAATAATAGAATTAAATGATCGTTTAAAAGAAAAACAAGTAGAATTGGATGCAACTAAATTGTTATTGTCTAATTTAAAATCTGATCAACCAATTAATCCACCAATTAATCCACAAGTATCTGATGAAACTATTAAAAAATTAGAAGAAGAAAATAGAAGTATTAATGCAAGAATAATTAAATTAACTGAAGAATACACAGTTCAAATTTCTAATTTAAATATACAATTATCAACTTGTAATGATTCTAGTAAAAAAATAAATGAAAGTTGTAATATTGAAATTAAAGAATTAAAAGATAGATTATCTAAATTAGAAAATATTGAAGCAGAGTCATTAGCTAGTAAAAAAGAAGTTGCTCAATTAAAAATACAACATGAAACGGAAATATCAAGATTAACACTTGAAATATCAAAATTAAAAGAAGAAATACGTGAAGCAACTTTACTAAAAGATAAATGTAATGAAGAATATAATATTAAAATTACTAATTTAAATAGCACTATTACAAATAATACTACAATTATAAATAGTTATAAAAATCAAATTAATACAATTAATATTGTTAAGAATAAATCAAATATAAAAATAATTCAAGGATTAAATTTACAAATAACTCAATTGACAAATAGTAATACAACTATTACAAATGAATTAACAAAACTAAAAAGAGAACATGAAATAAAAATTCAAGAAATGACCTTAAATATTACTAATTTAGATGAAACTATTAAAAAAATGACAACAGATTATACAGAATTAAAAAGAATACATGAAGTAAAAATTTCTGAATTAGATATTACTATTCGACGATTAGAAAAAGAAAGAGATGAAAATAAACAAAATTGTAATGATGAATTACAAAAAACAAATAATGAATTACAAGTAAAAATTCAAAAATTAGAAGAACAAATAAAAAAATTACAATCAAAACATTCACCATTATCGCCCGATGATTATTTTAGACATGGTGTACCAATAAAACCAAAATATTCAGGAAATAATTATGAAGAAATTAATAGATTAAAAAAACAAATTGAAAAAATACAAATAGATGCAAAAAGCGATCGGGAAAAATTAGAAAAAAAACATGCAAATATAATTGCAGAATTAAATGCACAATTAGAATTATCTAAGAAAAATTTAATTACGATTGAAAATACATATAAAACATTAAAAGAAAAACAAGATGCAGAAATTACATTATTAAAATCTCAATTAAGTTCAAATATAGCAAATTTAAATACAACCGAAATAATCGAATTAAAAAGTACATTAAAACAAACACAAAATGATTTGGAAATTGCAAAAAAAGAGTATACGAATACTGTAGAAAAACATAAAATAGAAATTAATAATTATAATGAAAATATACGTAATTTAAACATTATCAATACAAATGCAAAAAAAGAACAATATGAATTAAAACAAATACATTTGAATGAAATGATTAAATTAAAACAAAAAATTGCTGCATTAGAATCAAAAAATGAAAGTATTAATAAAGAATTAATTAAATTACGAGAAATACAACCGAAAACACCTGAAATACCATCTACACCATCTGTACCATTAAGTGGCAATAATGAAATGAATGAATTACAAATAAAACATGAAATAGAAATAAGAAAATTAAATGAACAAATTATTGAATTACAAAAAAATGAAACAGAATTACGATTCAAGACCAAAGAATTAGAAGACTTAAAATTAACATATGAACAATTTAAAATAGAACATGAAACAAAAATATCAAAATTCACATTAGAAATAACATCATTAAAAGATGAAATACAACAAATAGAAAAAGTAAAACAAGAAACTAAAGAACAATGTGATATTAAAATTACAAATTTACAAAATACTATTGAAAGTAATACAATTATAATTAATCAAAATAGTCAAATTAAGCAAGAAAATACATTAAATTTGGAAAAAATTGAAGCATTAAATAATCAAATTAGAGAATTAACAAATAATAATACAATACATTTAGAAGAAATATCAAAAATACGTACTGATTATGAAAATACTATTCAAAAATTAAATTTAAATATTAATGAGCTTACAGTAGAAATAACAAATATTAATTCTAAAAATTCTCAATTAATTTCTACATATGAAAGTAAAACAGTTGAATTACAAAACACACTAGCTAAATTAGAAAAAGAGCGTGATGATGCAAAAGAAAATTGTAATAATGATTTGCAAAAAACGAATGATGAATTAAGAGAACAAATTAAAAAATTACAAGAAAAACTATCAGAACCAATAATATCGTCACCTATTACAGAACCAAATAATAAATTAATTGAAGATCAAAAAACAGAAATTAGTAATTTGAAAGAACAAATTGAAAAATTAGTTAAACAATCATCATATGAAAAAGAAATACTTGAAAACAAATATAAAAGTAGAATATCAGAATATGAAATTAAAATAACAAATTTGGAACAAGTTAATAAAACACAAAATGCAGAAATAGAACAATTAAAAATTCAATTAAGTACAAATACAGATGAAATAACAAAATTAACAAATACATTAAAACAAGCAAATAGTGATTTAGAAGATGCTAAGAAAGAACATGCTAATTTGATTCAAAAACAACAAATAGAAATTAATAATTACACTACAAATATAAGTAATTTAAATATAGTAAATTCAACCATTAAAAAAGATCAGTATGATTTGAAACAAAAACATTTAAGAGAAATAACTGAATTAAGACAAAAAATAGTTACACTAGAAATAACAAATAAAAATATTAATGAAATATTAGTTAATTTACAAAGTAAACAATCTAATATAGTTTCTAATATAAATAATTCAATTACCACTACTAATACAGACAATTCGAAATTAATAGAAGAATTAAAAGAAAAATATGAATTAGAAATTAAAAAATTACAAGAAAAAGAAGAAATTGCAAATAAAAAATTACAAGAATTAACAATAGCTCATGAAAAATTAAAAATAGAACATGAAACAGAAATATCTAAATTGAGAGAAGAATTAAAAGAATCAGAAAAATTAAAAATACAAATTAGCGATGATTTAAAAATTAAAATAACAAAATTAGAAAGTACTATTGAAAGTAATACTACAATAATTAATAATTATAAATCAGAAATTAAACAAATACAAATAACAAATAATGAAAATTTAGAAAAAATCGAATCATTAAAGAATGAAATAAAACAAATAAATAGTAATAACATCACGATTATAAATAATTATAAAACAGAAATTACACAATTACAGAATACAAATATAATAAATATACAAAAAATAGAATCATTGAATAATGTAATTAACCAAAAAACAACGAATAATACAACAATTATTACTAATAATGGTTCAGAAGTAACAAAATTAAAACAATTAAATAAATCATATTTGGAAAAAATTGAAAGATTAAATAATCAAATAACAGAAATAACAAATAATAATAAAACAATAATTACCAATCATAATTCAGAAATAACTAAAT